GAGAGAAACAACTTTAAAAATCCTTTAATAAAATTACTTAAAACAACTAACTAAGCCAATAAACTCAATTAATTACATATAGTTCCTTAATATAAAGTACTACTATATGTAGTCTACTAATAAATTATACTTAGTTAGCCCACCTTAATTACCCCTTAATAGCTTCTAACAAGCTCATAACGAGCTTAAATCAAATAATAGCTAAGATAGTATTATAATAGATTATATGCTCTTAGAATGGCTTACAATTAGCGATAGCTAATGTTTATAGATGTTAGTAGTTAACTTAGTTAGTAATATGTTAATCATTAGATGTTAACACTTAGTTAGTTCTTACTATGTTATGTCGTCACTGTTATCTATTTGGAGTAACTAACTAAGTGGACCAATATGGCGATAGCCATAGTATTACTATTAAGTATTAATCAATCAATGACAACCTCCTGTAATCAATTCTAAGCTGTTAATAATCAATAATGCTACTATGGTACTACTTAGTTAATAAAACAGCGTCAGGAGCTTATTAGAGGCCTTTAATGGCATGTTTGGGAGTGGTTAATAGGGGGACCATAGCTAGCGCTATGATATTTTAGAATTACTAGGGGAAAATTAATAGGGGATATTTTGGGGTTAAACACCTCTATTATCAAATATTCAAATATAGGGAATCCTTAAATTAATAACACTAAATTATAACCCAAGGTTACACCCCCAAGGTGACACCACTAAGGTAGCACCTCTACCCCACACTACTACTACAAACATAAATTAATTACTCTAGTAGGCACTTAAGTGATCACCACACTAGTTATATGACTATAAATTAGCTAAATAAAATTATAATGATATTTTGATATATAAAATTACCTACATAACTTATTAAAATGGATATTTCATTTATAAATTTTAGTGAGATTGGAGTTTTAGACTATTTACCCTAATTTAGAGGGTAATATTGTATAAGCTCCTGTAAGCTATTCTAAGAGAACAAAACCCAATAGATAAGCCTTAGGTAGGGAAAATGATTATATGCTCTTAGAATGGCTCTGAGGAGCTGTGAGGAGTATTTAAAAGGATAAGTTTAGGGAAATATGGAATATGTGGAAATAGATATAAGAATTGGGTATTATTGAGAGTGATATTTTAGTATATAGGAATAAGGAGCTACTAAGGGTTAGTTAGTAGCGTTATGTGATATTTTAGGATTTATTATTGTCATCTTGTAATGATATATTTACATCCTTTACTTTAGATAAATCTAGTGGATAATATTCCTTATATAAATCCATATATACATTTTTTAAATGTCTAATATCTCTAGCTACAATAACAATTTCTTTTCCAGAATAAGTGAAAGACCCTGCCACACCTTGTACATGAGTTACATCATTTATTTCTACTCTCTTTAAAAGGTGTATATCTTTCTCTATTAGTTTACAATCCACTACTTTTAAATTATCTTTAGTCCATGCTAAGTAAGAATCCTCTTTGAATCTTTCTAAGGCATAAGCCTCAAACTCACCCTCTATATCTACATATAAGTCAGCTCCACACACCTCCACCTCAGGATGATCTTCTGTTGGTACTGTGTAGGAATACCATATTCTATATAAATTCATATTATTTCCTTTAATCAGATAGTCCCAATAGTTCTTTTTCTTCTACTGTTAATTTACTTAAAGCTTTAGCTTTTAATTCCTCTTGTTTATATGATGAGTTATAAAAGTTATACTTATGATTAGAAGCTAACAAATAGAAAGTTCCATCGTTATTTAGTACTACATCATACTCACAACTAGGACGAGAGGAAGTGCCATAGACCTTAGCCGAGTGTTCATCTGCTAGACTCTTGTAGTGGAAGAAATTACCTGTATGTAAGTTTCTCATACTATCAGTGTAACACGCTTCATATACTTTAGATAGTTTCATTATTTAGTCCTCATCTAATTCTAACCAAGATTCTCCTTGGTTTAAAGCTTCTATTACTAGGCTATCAATAAAAATACCGAAAGTAGAATCTGCTGTAGATATATCAAAAGACCGAGCATAGAACTCTATCATCTGGGAAGTATCTAATACTTTAGCGTAGCAATTAGTAGTCACGCCCATCTCTACTGAATTCTCTAATAATTGTGTAGGTATTTCTACTATTAGTTTATCCTCAGTTATTGTAGTTCTTACTCCGTCTGTGGTTTTAACCATTATCAACCCCCTCAAAATTATTTTCTATATACAACCTCCATCTATTATCATTCTCATCACGTTCACTTATGTAGATATTACCATCGTCAGCTAAACCAATAATACACCCATTCCAAGGATGTTCATTAGGCATAACTTGAAACTGTGTGATATAGGGTCTTACTCTTAATTGTAAGGACATTGATATTCTCCCATTTTAATAAATTCAACTTTGTGATTATAGAAGTCTCCATTACCACTTGCATGTAACTCATAGAAGTCACCATCAGGAGATCGTACTTCAGCATAAGTACCATCATGATATGTGACATCCCAATCCTCATGTAGATGATATTCTATAAAGTCAGCCATAACAAATGAATTTGTAGATAACTCCTCTTCAGTTTTCCAAGTGTATATAAAATTATCAGAGGTATTAAAAGTATTTATATCATCTATATCTGTTATTAATATTTTAAACATATTAGTAACCATCCTGTGTTTTAAGACTAAAAACGTTTACCCCTAAACCATAATTGTGTTTCTTCTGTATTCTTTTAAAAGAAGAAATTTCCTTCACAACTCTTTTAGATAAAACTGGGTTAGGTCTCCGTCCACAATGAGGATTTTCTTTACTCTGAGTCAATAACTGAACACATGCACCATTATCCATAAATACATCCTCAAAGGTAATTTCATATTCATACCTACCAATTTTTATAGTTATTAAAGTTTTCATAATGTTACACCTCAATAACACAATCAATATCAAAAGGGTATAAGTTAGTTACAATGATCTTACCACAAAGGTCTTCATCACCTTTATCATTATTAGTCTCATATACCTTTAACTCACTATTATAAACTAAATTAGGGAAGCCCTCTAAGTCTAATTGATGAGTCTCCTTATCAATATTCCAACTAGGACTCTCAAGTTCTGTTGCAATTATAGTAGACATTACCTCTATCAACTCTTTCAAGGAATCTACGTCATAGAAACAATCTCCCCAATCTCCATGTACAAAGAATTGTTCTGCTTTTTCTGGGTCTTTAAACTGAATATTAAAACTTTGAGTTAGTACTGCATTAAATTCTAGCATTAGTGTTCTCCTTTTTTTTTTTTTATTCTCTAAAACTTAGAAATCTTTCATATCATTCAACAAATCAAATTCGTGTCTAGCCTTATTTAAGGCGTTTGTAGCTTTGAAGAACTGTCTTTTTAACTTTTCTGTAGGATCTTTAACATTTAAATCTACATTATTAATCATCCTACTTAAAGCATTCTGTATATCTTCTGTACTCTCATATAACATTTTCTTACACTCCTATAAATCTTTCCACCATCTCTGGATAGTTCTTTGTGTTTTACCTACAACCTTAGCTATATCTTTTTGAGTGTAATTATTAGTTTTTAACACAGAAGCTACAGCCTTTTTGTATTCTATACTGTTATTATCTTCTATGTCAATAGTATTTATTAACTTTGTTGTATCTTTTATTTTATCCTCTTGGATATTGCTGATAGATAAATCTACAATAGCCTTATCTCTAGCTGCTTCTAATTCTTTAATCCTATTATAGTAGGTCTTTTGGTATAGAAGCTCTGTTAATTGCTCATTAGGAGTCTTACACTTGTTCAGAGACTTCCTATTAAGTGTTTTATACTTAGCCATAGCTTTCTGAACAGGATGTTTATTACTCTTAGCTACGTTAGTTTTAATCCTATGTATCTTTAAGTTCTTAGCTGAATTTACATAAGATTCTACATCTGGTAAATTCCTATAAGCTAAAGCATAACATAAAGATTCCACCACTGTACAGTTATTATCTAATAAATACTGGTATGCTACTAAAGATTCAGCCAACCTAATTCTAGTCTTATTCTTAGATATTCTATAGCTGTTAGCTCTAGTACCTAAAGCATATAAGTCTTTACTACTAAGTAAACCTTTATCAATAGAGGAATTAAGTACTTTGAGTAGATCATTTCTATCCACTTCATTAGGGAGATTTTTATTAAATTTAATTGCCATTAATTAATCTCCGTAGTGCTTATGTTGTAGTTACTTAATACCTGTGTACTCTATAATTTTAGATAATATTTTAGATTGCTTAAACCATGAGTCTAAGTACCTGTCTCCAGTTACTAGCCATTTCACACCTGATAACAATATTAATAAAACAAAAGTAGGGACACTAAGTAATCTACCTATAGTGTTAACTCTCTTGTCCTTAGCAGTCCTTAATTCTATAATATCACCTGAATCAAATATTTCTTGTAATTCTCTAGCAGATTTGTTAGCTAGTTTATGTGATAGATCTTCTGTTTCTGCATACCACAATTTTCTTTCGTGTTTAAATCTCAATTATTGTCTCCTAGCTTTGAGTAAAGTTTCTTTTATGTGTTCTTTAGAATCTCCTTGAGTGAAAGTACAAGCATAATCTTTTGAAATAATTCCCTGTATAATTTCTGTATTATTAGTTATTTTACTAGGAAGTATACCAAAACCATTAATACTAATGAAATCTCCATTACTATAGTATTTCAATATAGGTTTATTCATTATACACTACCTAAACAAAGTCAATATCTATATTTGTAAATGCCTCTACAATACTTGGTATTGCCTGATAACCCCACTCGCTCATATCACCAACCCAACCCTCATCTAGTAAAGAAGTAACAAATATAGAATCATTATCTACATGTACTTTAAATTGGTATGAGTGATTCTTGAGGAATATCCATTTGAGTTCATCACATGTTAGATTATCAAATTCTTCTAATATAGACATTTAAGATTTTCCTTGTAGAAGTCCTTGTTGTTTTAACTTGATAATATCATCAGCAGTTAAACCTAATTTAACTAACTCTATAATATCTTTTGAGTCAGAAGAAGCTTCTTCTAAATTAGGATAACAACCTAGACTTAATCCAGTACCATCTGTTACGTTACCTGTGTTGTCCTGATATAATTTAATCACCTTCATTTTTATAAATCCTCTTTTGATTTCTTATGTAAATCGTATGCCACATATAAACAAATACATGCTGCTGTCAAACTACCAATATTCAATAAAGAATATGGTGGTATTGTAGCAAATACTAAATTAATAATACCAAACCATAAACAAGTTTTAAAACCTAACATATTAACCTCCTATCTGAAGTATTAAATAAAAAAGAGATGCTATAAGGAGTGGTGGTACAATACCATACCTAATAGCATTATCATATCTTTGTTGTGGGGTTCCTAAAGAACTCAAACCAATCATTATAAAACAGAATAATATAAATATTATCCATGACACTATACTTTCATTACTCATAACTTTTCTCCAGTACATTTTCTTTGTACCATTTATCTACATCATCACTTATAACTTCATGAGATAGTATTCTACTATAGATATTTTGATCAGCTTCTCCCATGTAATTAGTGTAATTACTAACCTCTATATCAATTAAAGTACAATAAACTTTATCTTCTACATAATTTTTATCAAAAGCTTGTATATCATAAAAAGCGTCTAATACTATATAGTTTGAAGCGTCTTCAGTAGGTATAAAGTCATCATGTATACACGTAGGTTTATACTCAATACTACTGTCCAAATCCTCTAAAAATTCATCCTCTATTTTATGATGATATAATTTAAGTTTGAAGGAGTATTTATTATCCTCAATTTTACCAAACATTTAGCTTCCCTCCAGTTTCTTATAAAATTCCTGAACCTCTGGCCTAATAACAATATTACTTTTATGAATTCTACGTACCACTCTTAATTTTCTTAGATCACGTAGTCTAGATAAAGCAACATATAATTGACCATGACTAAAACAACCTCTGCCAATATCAAGAGCTACATCATCTAGTGTGGCTCCTTGAGCTTTGTGTATCGTTTGTGCATATCCTAGCATAATTGGAAGTTGAGTGAAAGTGGCAATTGCCTTTTTAGTTACACCAACTAGAGCTTTGTTGTATCTCATAGCTTCCCAAGTATGTTCTTCTACTTCTACAATATTACCACTATCTAACTTCACTTTAACTGGGTAACTAGTGTCCAGCACAGTTCCTGTAGAGCCATTCACGTAGCTTTTTCCATTAGCGCATATAACCACCCTACAACCTACTTTTAACCTCACCTGATGGCTTACAGGAGCTTCATCGAACTCCGAGGGCTTGCCATCTACAGTGGCATAATATACTTCCTCTTTACCTTTTAATTGGTTATACCAGTAGCTATTAATTCTTTCAGCGTCTTTCCTATAAGCGCATAGGTGTAGTACACTACTACAATTATTCTCATATGGCAAGGATTCTTCTTGGATTAATCTCAATGCTCTTTCTGAGTTATGATCTTTACATCTGATAGAATTAAGCATTGCTACTTGTCTTATATCACTTTGACGCCATACTTTCTTAAGTTGTTCTGTTTTAAAATCCCAACAATTAGCAGCGAAAGCAAAAGGGGAATCGTAGTACTCATAGAATAGTGATTCTTCATAGCTTGATACAATAGGTTCTATTTGATAGAAGTCTCCAAAGGCTACTACCTGTAAACCTCCAAAAGGTTTAGTGTTACCTTTTAGTAGTTGTAATTTAGTGTCAATAAGGTCTAGAGTATCTGCTCTAACCATAGATATTTCTTCAATGATTAGTCTATTAGGTGGTTTATCCCCTCTAAATAGATTAATTAAGGACTGACTTAATGTAGTACAATCCTTTTCTGTTGGTAGGCCATAAGATAAGCCAAATAAACTATGATTAGTCATTCCTCCAACATTAAGAGCAGCAGTTCCAGTAGGCGCTCCAATTAGAGTTCTATTATTGTCTAATTCTCTAATTAATGTACTCTTACCTGTACCACCAGAACCTAGTACACATACATTATGTCCTTCAGATATTAACTGCTTTGCTCTTTCTATTGACATTACTTCTCCTATAATCTATACACTTGATTCTGTGGGTAGTTGCACTCACTCTTTTGTTCTTCATCTTCGTTGATGATAATAACTGATACATAACCATCTCTAGCGTGAGGTTTGAATTCTTTAATAGTTCCTATAGATAACCTGCCACCATTTCCATATCTAAGATTCATATATAGTACATTATCACCTATAAATAATTCATCACCTTTCATATCATATAATGGCTTTTCTAATAATTCCTTTTTAATTTTATTAAAGTCTAGACGCCTGAAAACTTCTTCACCATCATAGTTTAGAAAAACGGCAGTTACCTTTCTAGAAGTTAATAAAAATTTAGGATTATTCTTTCTACCTTTCCAAGATAATCTCCCTGAAAAATAAGAAGTCATATTATAAATGTTATTATACCTATCTATACTCCAGTAGAGTTTATCCTTTATTTGATCTACATCCACTGTAAATTTAGCTATACTCCCTTCATAGTCTCCATCAGGTATTGACACATAACAATAACCCTTTTCTTTTAATTCTTGGTATATCAGTTGAAGGTTCTTAAAATAAGGGTCAGCTAAGAGATCTTCTTCTGTTCCCTGATAAGTACTGCTCATAAATGAAGTAATTACTGTTGTCATTATTTCTCCTTTATTTCACTTCTATCTAATAAAACCTCATCAGTTTCCCAAGCATACTGATTAGGTGCTTTCTCATCTAATTTAATTAAGTAATAGACTACATAACTGCCACAGTAGCTTTTAATAAGATCTTTAATTACACCATCTGAGAGAAAGTTATGGGTTGTAGATACCCTAGTACCTATATCTAAATCTTTCATATATTAATTTACCCTCTAGTTTTCCTCAAAAGTATATTCGCCACCGCAGCCAGCACTAAAATAACAAGCACAATCTAAAGCTTTTATTACTTTATCTTTAATACTAGTATCTTTGTCTGTACTGGTTTGATATAAACTTCCTAAAGCATATTCACTGCCACAACCTACAGCAAAATAGTCATCTCTAGGTTCAATTACTTGGAAATCATTATCAATAGCAAAGAGATTACCATCAATAGCTATAATAAACCTCCCTGATACATCATTGTGTGAGTCATATTCTCCATTATAACCATGTGCTTTTAAAAGTCTTCGATATTCAGGTACAAGAACACTTACAACATAATTAAAAGGGTCTTTCTTTCTTATAGTGCTTAGTAGTTCTGGCATATGGTACTTAATAATCTGCCCCATCCGATAGGAAGATGTGAAGCCATAGGATATACCATGTACTGTGAAGGTTTTACCATCTAATCTCCGTGATGTGTGCCAACCTCCAGTAGCATTAGTATCACCACCAATAATAACTTTTTTATTCTTTTTATCTTTGTAACCTACAATAATTGTCATCAGTATCCTCCTATAATTTATAATTCTATATCAAGATTATTAATTGTTAACCATAAAATATCATCGCCTATAACACTCTGATGGATATTACCTGAGTATCCCTCTTTCTCTGGAAATATAGATAAGTAGAAAATATTATATACAGGCTTATCAGTTTCCTTACTATTATCTCCTAATTGTTTTATCAGTCCAAGACATTCAGTTAAGGATAACTCATCTACTTGTAATTGTCCATGTCCATTATAAAATTCTTTTTGTCCAAAGATAGTTTTATAGTTTAAACCTCCAAAAGATTCAATAGTAGTTTCTTCCTCAGATTCTTTATCCTCTATTTCAAAGATCATAGCTTCAATCATAGAATGCAGTTGTGATTGGCGTAGTTCACCTTTGTTGTATAAATCTATGTATTCTTTTACTGTTGTCATTCTTGGTTCTCCTTCCAATTGTTCACAAACCTAGCTTGTTCTGGGTTTAGGTAAGCATCCTTACCGCCATTAGTTAGGTGTCTAATTTGGTTTGATATAGTTTTATCCCAGTAGTACCCCCATTCACTTACAATTCTAGATTCTTCTAAATAACCTAGAAGATTTAGTTTATTATTTATACTTTTATATTTTCCATAAGAATCATCAACGTCTTCGTCTAATATCTCTTGGGAACTTATAGGTATCTTTTTAAAATAAAACCACTTAAATTTATATTCATATTTAGGAGTGTTATCTTTTAGATATTTTTGTTTGGCTTTTTTTTTAAGTCAATCTCATATACATCACATGATTCTTTATAATTATTTAAAGCTCTTTTAATTTCCTCAGCAGTGTATAGAGCTGCTCCATTAAATTCCATATGACCTCCTTATTTACAAATAAACCCTCCGAAGAGGGTTATAGTATACTACTTAATTAACCAAGTCAAATTTTTAATAGTGATAGGTTCTAGGTTAACCTTTTTACCAGTACGTTCTAGAATGCCCTTATTAATTAACTTAACTCGTTTTTCATTGTGGCTAGTGATAGCAGATTTGATATCCTCATCAACTAATAGCTGTTGGATAACTACTTGGTCATTATCACTAGCTACTACACCTTTGAAGCTTGCCACCACAGATTCCTCAGTGGGTAAGTTCTTATCTTGGTCTAGTAAATAGTAGTCTTGTACATTAATTGTGTTGCTCATTTTTGTATCTCCTTTTGTTGTTTAAATTAAACCATCTAACTTATCAATTAACTCACTAAAAGCACTCTCTAAGTCTGAATCCATATTATCACTCCATTTTTCATGAAAGTCAACTAAAATATCCATAGGTTTTTCAATTTTTATAAACTCTTGGGGTTTCTTATAATTAGTAGCTTTAGTTATAACACTTGCTATAGCGTCACTACTAATATATTTAACCTTAACTTTACTCTCTCTAAGGTTATCATATTCAGCCCAATCACCTGTTAATACAGTGTCCTCATCTAAGTCTTTAGTAGCCCGCTCAAGAACTCTATTAGCAACCTCAGTACTAACCATAGAACCATTTACATACTTAGCATCATATTTGTCTTTTAGAATGGCTTCTACTAATTCTTCTTCGTCCTCCTCAGAATCAACTAGGTTCCAGAGTTCTTTAGTCTGCCAAGCTAAATCAAAAGTAGATACTTTTCTACGATCTCTATCAAGTTTTAGTACATCAGTGGTGAAGTTATAACCATAATCAAAGCTTAAGTCTTCACAAACCCAGACACCACCACAGAAGATTTGGCCTTTTAAGTGGTCATTTTTAATTATATCCCCATTATCAGTAGATATAACATCTAAGTCTTCTTGGAAACATAAATTCTTACTTTTAATATCTCCTAGTACACTACGTAATCCTGATATTTCAAACCTAACTTTATCGGTATCAGAATTGTAAGTATTTTCTGTGATATCTATATGAAGACAATCAATACCAAATGTATTAGATTTCGCTATATAAACTTCCCATTGTTCATCACCATTTAATATTACATGAGGTAAATCATTTCTAGCAATGATTAGTAGTGCTAATTTTAGTCCCTCATTGAATTGACCTATAGTATCAGTACCCTCTGTTTTACTGCCACTCCCCATAAGGAGATATTCAATAGGTATTTTACCAGTTTCTGTCTCAATGATTATTTCGTCATCGCCTATAGTGTCAATATATGGATCACCTTCATCTAAGGCATTAGCAATTAATTCTCTCACTGCGTCTACTGTTGACCACGATGATACATAATTACGCGCTAAAGATAGTTCTATTGTTTTCATTCATCCTCCTCTAATTCATCTCCAAAGATTATATACTTCCTACCATCACTTGTAAGGGCTACTACGTAAAAACCAAATTCACACCACCTAGTTTCTTTAACTACAGTGATAACATCTTCACTCATTGTACTGTAGCTTTTGTAGGAGCATACTTATTATATATCTCTACTGTTTTATCTTTAAGTCCTAACTGCTTAAGGTAGTTAACTATATAGATACATCGATCTAAGTTAGCTTGACCTCTTGACCACACACTATGATCATCTGAATAGTAGAAATACCAATCTCTATTTTTACATAGATTTTCATATTCTTCAAGTAATTCTTTAGTTTCATCTATCATTATGTTTCTCCTAATTTGGATTCAATTAAAGCTTTTATGGAATCTCCATGACATCTCTTAGGAGCGCAGAAGCATACTAAGTTTACCTCTCCATGCTCTCTACCTAGGTTTACTATAGAGTTCAATTGTGCTTTCATTGAAGGCTTTAAATTTTTTAAGTAATTCTCATACTTATTACAAACAGCATCTCTATCGTCTTTAGTTGTAATAGGGAATGGGTTTCCTAATGCAGTACCTCTTCCTATGTATATATAATTTGTAGATGGAGTATGATTATACTTATTTACAACATTTATTTTCATCTTTAATTTCCTTAATAATTAATAACTCTAATTGGCAACCCTTTCTTTTCTGCCAATTCTATCATATTCTTAGTTCCTCTAGACGCCCCATCCCAGAAAGCTATAAGTGCATTTCCGTAATTAGCCATCTCAGCATTACGTCTATAACCAGCACTTTTACCATACTTATCCCAATCAGCTTCAAAGACTCTAATATTTAAACCTCTAGATACAGCATATTCTTCTCCTACTGCATCTGCACCTCTAGCACCTCCAGATACAACTTCTATACCTTTAAGTTGTTTACTTAGTATTTTATCTAGAGTTTCAAAAGTATTTTTATCTTTCTTGAAATCTCTACCTCCAGCTATGATAACCTTGAACATTACATATCCTCTATATCTTTTACAAGTTTATCATATAAAACTACGTAGGTGTCTTCAGCATTGTGATATCCATCTGCTTGATATAAAATATTTAATACTTTAGCCTTAATTCTTTCCTCAACTCTATCAGCAACCTCATCATAGTCTATTTGGGCTTCTATAGAATGAAAAGATTTACAGCAACTACTTCTACCACATATTTCACAACTCATTATCGTCCCTCCACAGGGTTATCACACATAGCAGCATACATTTCGTCTGGGCTATCGAAGGGGTAGTAACCTCCTTGCTTCGCAGCCTCATCTCTAGCTATAGCTCTCTCAACATATCTTATATCATTAGGTTCATTTTTACGTTTAGCTGTCTTAGTCTTAAGATAAGACAGATATAAATCTGTACCAGCTAATTTAGGATGAAGTCTTTTATAGGTTCTTTTCTTAGCTGCACAAGATTTAGAACAAGATAAACCATAATGACGTAGTAGGTCAGATCTTTTAGCTTTATATTCCTTTCCACAATGACAAATAAGTTTTATCCAAGTTATTTTAGGTAGGTCTTTAACCTCAATTCTCTCATGCTTACAACTCATTATCCTCTCCTAAATAAACAGCTACAACTTCCTCAACCTTTTTCCTATCACCACCTTTACAAGAGATAGTCCTCTGTACTGGGAAAGTGTATAACTCATCTGCGTCTTTGTAAAGCTCTTTTGTAAAATCTGTCCAATGATTACTAAGTATTGTAGTGTGTTTACTATTTTTAGCTAATTCTTTTAATTTAATGTGATCATCTTTATTAAAACCCCCAGCAGAATATTTAAATTCTGTAGTTAATGGCGCATAAGGACTATCACAGTAAATAAGGCAATCCTCCATTTCCTCTGCTACAGCAAATACACTGTTATAACTCTGACATAATAATTTTGTGTTATTCTTATGTCGGTTAACTAAGATATCAATAGATTCTACAGGAACATTAGGTGGATTCTTCTTTACAGTACCTATAGGAACATTAAATTTACCACTTTTATTAGTCCTATACAGCCCGTTAAAGGCGTGCTTATTAAGGAATTGTAGTATAGTTAGTTTCTCAATTTTATCCTCAGTATTGTTGAATCTATCTCTTAATTCATAGTAACTCTCATAACCTGAGGAGAATATCTTATTACACTTATTTATATAATCTTGCTTATTTTTATCAGCACTTAATAGATACTTATAAGTGTTCATTAATTCTTTATTTATGTCATTCCAAATATATTCATCACAATCAAAGTTTAAAGATACGTTAGCAGCTCCTACAAAAGGCTCTACGAAGACTTTACGCTTGTGTTGCTCTAGTATAGGTAGTACATGTTTAAGTGCCTTACCTTTACCTCCAGCCCACTTAAAGAGGGATTTATTATATCTCATCACTATTTCCTAAAATAATACAATCATAGCCCTCATAATTCATAGTAACTTCTCTTTGGTAAGCCTTTTTACAGATTACAGTATAATCTTTCTGTTGTATTTCTTCTAGTTGTTCTTCTAGATACACTATATTACCTAATAAGTGAATTACTGCTAGAAATATAAAAATAAAAAATATGAATGTAATTTTGTTTAGTGTACTCTGTTTACTCATACCAACCTCCTATAAATTTATTAACTACGTCTACACTTCTTCTTAAATTAATTAGTGTATCAAAACTATCATAAATTTGTTTATGATAACTGCTATCGTCATATGTAATATTATATAATGTCATTTCAGTGATCATAAGGTCTCCTCTATTTGATTTAGGCATACTATAACAATCAATGATTCCCAAGTCAATAGGTCTTATATCATCTGGACTTAATGTAAACTTTTTAAAAGACATAAAAAAAAACCTCCTAACTAATTAATACGTTAAAGGTATCATAGCCTAGGAGGTTTTGTCAAGTTTTAATTTATAGTTTTAATGAGATTTTAAGGATTCAGATAGTACAACATGTTTAAGGTCTTCATCCTTAAATTCAAACAGTGGAGGTTGGAGTACGTGCATCATAATCCCTATATCCTCAAATTCATCTGGATCACTAATTATTTGGGGTAAAAAGAATATTCCATAGAAACTTACAACATTTAGTTCCTCTATATCCTCTGATACAATAGATATTAGTTCTTCCTCAGCCCTCTCAAGAGAGAGTGGTTCTTCTAAGTAGGGGTTATTTGAGTTGTTAATTGCTACAGCTTTTTGTAGATGTTCTTCATAGTAAAAAATTGTTATATTCATAAGTCTCCTTCGTATAGTTTAGTTAGGCTTTTAAACATCCTACCCAAATCATTCCCCTTTATCTTTATCCATACCTTTAAGAAAATCTTTCACTAGACCTCCTCTTACACAGTCATCTGTTGTAAAATGGACTAAGCCAACATTTTGTAGGTCGTGTCTCTTTACAAACTTGCACAACCACTCTAAACCACTTTCACCTTTAATATCCTTTTGTTTAGGATCTCCAGAAATTATAAGTTGGCAATCATCTGATACCCTACTACAAATACTCTGTATTTCATCTATAGTACATTGTTGAGCCTCTTCAATAATGAGCATACTCTTCTCATCAAAAGACCTACCCCGTATAGACTCAACCTCCTGAATTTCTATGTTACCTGTTAAGGCGTCTTTTAAGTTTGTCTCATACGCACCATTACCCATACGTTTATTATTAAGATATTCTAGGTATAATTTCTGTGCCTGAGTTTTAGCTTTGATTGGGGGTCTTTTTCTCCCTTCCTCAAATTTTTCTTTGATTATTTTCTTTTCCCCACTTTCCACTTTTTGTTGTCTTGACTGTTTTGATCTTCTATTACTATGTCTTTGTTTGGACATTAAGTATTACCTCTTATTTGCCGTTATAATAAAAGCTTCTCCAGTTTTCTGGAAGTTTTTCTATAATAAAATTAACGGTATCCCCTCTAAATAAATTTTCTTCTGATAAACGTCTTCTAACTAAGCCTTCTATAACCTTACCATTATCCTTCCTCCACCATTTAAACTCTTGAGCAGCTCCTTCAAAATCTCTAGAGTTTACTAATTTAAGTAGAGTGGACTTTTTAAAATTATTAATACCAATATTATATGCTAAATCTATAAGAGCGCCCTCTTGATATTCAGTTAAAGGAACTTCTACTAGTTTTTTAACTTGTCTTGTAAATTTCTCTACTGCTAGGTCAAACTCTTGGTCTGCATATGCGTGAGTAATTATATCTCCCATAGCTACTTTATCACCATCTGAGTAATAAGTAGTACCCCAACCTATAGTAGGTACACCACCTGTATCTAAATAAGCTTTTAATTCACACCCTTCAAAGTGGTGTGCTAGTTGTTTCATGTATTTATTCATTTTGTGTTCCTTCTTTTTCATTTAGATTAATAGGAGTAACCCCTAGATGTTTAAATCTTTCCTTAAAATTATGTTGAATATTGTCATTCAAACTCTCAAAAGAATAATCAATATAAACCTTGTCTACTATCCTGCCCCTGATTCTCTCAAAAGAATTTATAACTACTATATTTTCATCCTTATTTAAAAAGGAAACTCTTGTTCTCTGACTCCAATCTGTATTAACTCTGATAAAATTTATAGCTTCTTGTATGTCCGAGCAAACATAAAATACTGATTTCACTTAACCACCTCCTATAATTAGTCCTAGCTTCTGTTACGTCTAAAGCGCCCTAGGAAGCGCCACAAAGAGGCTTTGTGTATCCTTGTACACATATTTGAGCATTTAAGTTATTAACGCCTACATTGCAACTACGGTATGTAGGATTTACCGTCTCGTTACCACTACCATTAGCAATGGTTCAGGCAGTTGCTACCTAACGAAAACTACAGTTTATAGATGTAAACTTCATAATGACTTAAGTAGTATTCTACTAACTCTTTAACAATTTCCCAATCACCACCAGCCCTATCAGACCCCATTTTGTAAGGAATTCCTATCTTAGGTACAGCACCGCAATTATCTATTGTTGTGTGGAAAGCTTCAGTATCTATTTGTTGTAAACAATCAGATAATGCACCATAGTTTAGTGGTCTAAAACCTCTGCCAAAGAATTTCTGAGCTGTTAAATTATAACACCCCTTACCATCGGAAGTAATAAGACCTAAATCCAATTTACCTTTCTTATAAGCTTCCTCATAATAACTGAAAGCTTTTGGAATTCTATCTTTAACCTCTTTAGCAATACCACTTCCCATAACACCTTGAGCATTGGTTACGTGTAGCATCATATCCACTTCACCTTCTAAATATGCGGATACTAAGTTACCTTGTACATGTTTCATTCTAAGTCCTCCTTAATTTCTAATTATATTAAATATTAGGTTCATTTGGCACTCTTGCCCAATGAGTCACAGCATACTTTCCTGACCACCTTTGGTAAAGGGGATCAAACCAAAGGGTAGATACTCTAGACTCTACAGGAGCTTTCGGACGAAATGCCATATAATTACCACTAACACCTGAAGGTAATTTATCGCTACACTTAATCCACTTAAGTGTTTGTAATTTGCAATTACCTTGAGTACTTTCCAAATGGTTCAAAAGACTATCAGTATGTTCATCTGATTTTATTGTACCTTTATAAGCAAACATATTAGCTAGCTTTACTACTCCAGAATAATCTAAGTTCCCTGATAGATAAGCTGCCATAGTTAATACTGAAAAATATTCTCTCTTATTTAGTTCTTCCATCTTAAATCCTCCTCATTAATACCTCTGAGAGTTTCTCAGAAGCTCGTAGTAACGTTTTTAAAGGTTAACCTAAGCTACCCTACCACTAACAACTTATTTAGCCTTAGAATGGCTCTGAGAGGCTACAATCTCATTAAATCTAAATTTAAATGATCCCTCTGCATGATTCTTATATAATTTATTACCATTGTCAACAATAAAATTGATTTTGTAACCCTCTAGTTGTTCTACAGTGTGTATACAGTAGAGATCTTGTATTGTTACACGTTTTAAGTATAACCACCACCATACCACTTTCAAAGACCAACCTAGTTTCTTTAAGATATTTAATCTAGAAAACCACTTAGTTATTTCTGTAATCATTTTCCACTCCCTATTTTTCTAGTCCAACCTTTACCTTGCAAATTAAAACCTGCAACACTAGGGACTATTACTTTAGTCAAAGAATTAGTATCACACTCAGAACATGTCTCTAGTTTATCATCTGTGATCTTTTGAATCACCTCAAAACACTCTTCATGCTTACTGCATGATTTATTAGTACACTTGTAAGTGTAAGTTGGCATAGCGACTCCTATTTAATTATTAGTTTTAATATTAGTAGTTATTAATGTATTAGTTAATTGAGATCCTACAGTTTCTGTGTTTTGATGTTCAACATCTTCAGTATCCACATAGGTGATAGCCTCTGACAGGCTATAGCCACATAAACACAATAAATTAATCTTGGAACCTCTTAAACCTAATTCTTCCATAGTTACCTCTTATAATTTTATATATCTTATAAGTTTAATTATACACGTATTACAGAGAAATACAAGAATATTCTTTAAATATTTATTTAGCACAGTAAAAGATGCCACAATGGTAATTTAATTATATTATTACTAACTAAGTAGATCACTTAAGTAGATAACTAAAATTAGCCAATAGAGTTTTTCTTTTTTCTTTTTACGAGCCATTAGCTCGTAGTCTGGACAAAACTAAATATAACACAAGAGAGCTATTTTCTTTTATAACTTAGTTAGTACTTAGTTAGTATAATCTAAGTATTATAATCTAAGTAGCTAACTTAGTTTTTTTTTATTTTCTTTTTCTCGCTTGTAGCTCGTCTGTTTAGTATCTTCTTTTTATAACTTAGTTAGCTACTTAGTTAGCTAATTTAGTTATTAACTTAAGTAGTATATTTAATTAGATCTTCTTTTAATACATGTTGATTATCAACAACACGGATATTTTAAAGGGCTACAGAGGAGTTTTGAGTCTGTATGTAGTGTTCTTATGTATTTAACCGTCTTGTCGATTATCAACAACACGGTGAACTAATAAATTTAACTAAAATATTAAATAGTTGTTGACAAGTTGGTATTATAAGTGCATAATTAAATTAAGGGTTGAGAGAAACTATAAGGAGTTTGTATGTACCCCATAAATTTAAAAGGTTTCCATTATGAGATGTAAAGCTTGTAATGTAGGTTTAGATAGTGTAGAGATGTCCAGAGATGAAGAATATAATGGGATGTGTCGTAAATGTGTAGGTAAGAGTAACCCTGTTTATATATACACTAGGGATAAAGAGTATGCTCATGAGAAATTGACAGAAAGTTTAAATATATCAGATTGTAATAATTTTATTACAAATAACCTTGACAATGATTAAGAGTTTTAGTAATATCTGTTGTATGGAGTTTCTATCACCTATAAGAATTATGTTCAACAGGAAATTCCTAAGCTAGTTTGTCAATATGGCCTCCTCCTCACACTAGCTTCTATCAAAAGGATTTGTTTAGATACCTCACTGAATTTCTCCTCCTTAGACAGTGAGGTATCTGTTTTACTTTTATGGGATTAGCACAGTCAGGTAGTGCGTATGCTTTGGGAGCATAATGTCTTAGGTTCGAATCCTAAATCCCGTACCAAATTTTAGCGGTGTAGAGAGACCTAATTATTCTTTATACCGCAACCAAATTGCTACTCTAGCTCAGATGGTAGAGCGCTACATTTGTACTGTAGATGTCGTATGTTCGAATCATACGAGTAGCACCAAACACAAGCAGGTGAACCAAAGTGGAATTTTCTATACACTTAAAGCCTGAAGTCGAGACATTGAGATTTTACAAGGTTGGTGATTCTTATGCTCGTAGGTCTAGTCCAATATTATCAGCCACAATTCATTACATATCAGACCACGAAGCTTACATCTGCAATACTGTAGGTAAACTTAACAGAAAATTATTAAGACAGCTCATAAAAACCTTGAATGATAAAGGTATACTTTATCTCAGGTATGAAAGAAAAGAGCGGATGAAAACAATAAAAATAAAGAAATTTTTGGAGCAGTAATGAGTAGTATTTATGAAATCTATTCCTCTGGAGTGGATATATCTTTAGGGAGGGTTGGTGGCGCAGTCCCTAAGACAATAACAGGGGTTAACCCAGACGTAGGTATGTCTGAGGAGACATTATGGCCTCACGGAGGCTTATACACACCTCTAGCAACAGCAGAGAATGTATACATAGTATCTACCTCTGCATCAGATACAGCAAACACTTTCGTTTTAACACTTCTAACAGACGATTTCACAGAGATAACTATTCCAGTTACACCCAATGGTACTACTCCAGTTTTAGTTGGAGGTGGTACTTATTATAGATTTAATCAAGCTATTAACTTATCAGGAGTTGCCTCTCAAGGAGATATTTATATTTATTCTGGGGAAGGTGGTGCTACAGCAGGTATTCCTAATGTGGCATCTAAGATTATGGCTAAAGTGGGGCAAGGAGCTGAGATATCTCATAATGCAGTTTATACAGTGTCTAAAGATAAAGTATTAATTGCTAATAGGGTTAGAGCTTATTTAGGTAAGAATAAAGATTGTGATGTTAGTATATATGTATATCCCCCTCATAACCCAGTACCTTTCAGGTTGATTGAATACCAATTGTATGAATCTAGTTTAGAGGATACTTTCTTTGCACCACCCCCTTATACCGCAGGAACTACTTTTGAATTTAGAGGTATTAGTGAAAATGCTAATACTAAGATTGTAGTTAATGCAGCATCATTATTGATTGGTGTGACACAGGAGTAATATATGGCATTTCAAAAAGGTAAGGTAGCTAATCCTACAGGTGAACATAAACCTGCTAGTAAGCATATAGCCACAGCCCATAAGAAAGTGAGGGCTAAAGGTAAACAATATTTACCTGATGCAGTAGATAATCTAATAGCTGCTGTCTTAGACCCTCAAAACAAATTAACATTACCACAAAAGGTTGCAGCTAGTAAAGACTTAATTAAGTTAGTTTTTGAAGCTGAGAAGTATTTAGAGAAAGCTCAGGGTATTGTCAAGAGAGGTCAAAGTGATTCTAATGATGATAGTGACGAGGATGATGATTTTAGCCCAGTTATTAAAATGACTGCGGATTAGCTTTTATATAGAGGTTAAACTTGTCTAGTCCAGATTTTAGTAAAAAAGCTTTTGTGTATCTTACTACTAATTTAGTTAATAATAGGAAGTACATAGGGGTAAGAACTTATAAGAATACAGTAAATGATGACAAATATTTTGGTTCAGGATCTATTATTAAAGTGGCCTTAGATAAATATGGAAAGGACAACTTCAAAAGAGAAATTTTATTTGAGGGTTCAGCTAAAGAATGTTATGCCTACGAGAAAAAAGTAGTTACTCAGGCAGTTGTGGATAACCCCGAATACTACAACATATCCTTAGGAGGTTGGGGGGGTTATAGGGGTAAAGAAGCTACTGCTAAAATGAGGAATACTTTAAAAGATAATTATAAAAAAATTATCAGAGGAAGATAAAAGTCTTAGGGTAGAATTTCTTAATAGTATACGACCTGATAACTTATCTCAGCCTAAAGGTAAAGATAGCCCTTTTTGGATAGGGAGTTGGATCACTCCTTTAGGGAATTTTGATACTTGTAGGGAAGCTGCTAAAGCTAATCATATTGATAGCAGAACTTTAAGAAATAGATGCAGGAATAAGAATAATCATATATTAACAAAACCAAGAAAGGGGGTAATACCTCTAGAATGGTTAGGTAAATCTTATAAACAATTGGGATGGGATTTTATCCCTAAGGAGGTGTAGGTTGAGTAAACAAGTTGTTATCCAACCACAGTGACAAAAAGGTTCACAAGAGCTTGCTTTCAATATAACAAATAAAGGTGTAGACCTTGTAATCTACGGTGGTGCTTGAAAATCCAGTGGTTCCACCTTAATATACCCCTCTAATTCGGTGAAAGCTAAGTCTAAAGATATGCTAATACCGAGCTAGGATTAATATCCGAGCGTAGAGACTATTCCGAGAGGAAGTAGGGTTCAAGTGAACTCGAAACGGGGGGAGCGTAAAGCTAAGATATAGTCCGATACTCTGGTAAATCAGAGAGTAGTATAACGAGCTACATAACAATCCCAAGGCTGGTTCGGGAAAAGCATTAAAACACGGTACTCCAGTACTAACTGATACTGGTTGGGTAAATATAGAAAATATTTCTGTAGGAAACTCTGTGATAGGGTCTAAAGGTAATATCGAAAAAGTTTTAGCGATATATCCTCAGCCTAAGAAAGATGTTTATAAAGTTACTTTCCAAGACGGAGGAAATGTAGAGGTATGTGGAGAACATCTATGGACTATTTCTATAGCAGGAGATGGGCAGGATAATCGCAAGACTGTAGATACTTTAAAATTAAAAAGTATACTAGATAAAGAATATGGAAAACCTAAAGGCGCTCGTAGACGTTGTCCTTTAATTGATTTACCCACCAACCTAGAATATTCTCAAGGTAAAGAACATACCTTACATCCCTACTTAGTAGGGTGTTTATTAGGTGATGGATCTATTAATAAAGAAGTAGCTATTACGTCTGCGGATAAGGAAATTATAGATAGATTAAAGTCACTAGGTTATAGAATTAATAAAAGATCGTCTCAGTACGCTTATGGAATACATAACATAAAAGACGACCTTATTGACTTGGGGTTATTTGGACATAAATCTTATACAAAAAGTATTCCAGATGAGTACTTAAATAGTACTTACAATAATAGACTCGAACTACTACGAGGTCTTATGGATACTGATGGGTGCGCTAACTTAGATACCTCTTTAGAGTTCTGTACGGTATCCTCTAAATTAGCTAGGGATATGCAATACTTAATTAGAAGTTTAGGTGGTACTGCAACTATAACTGAGAAGAAAACACCGTCTCCTTACGGTAAAGCTTATATACTATATATTAGACACCCCAATGGGGCGGATATATTTCATTTAACTCGTAAGAAAGAACGGTGTAAACCTAAGAAAATTAAGAATAGGGTTGTTAGTGTAGAATTGACAGGTAGAGATTATTCAACTTGTATATCCATTACAGGGGACGATAAACAGTTTATTACCAAAGATTTTATAGTTACTCATAACTCTCACTTAATGTTGATGCACCCTTTGCAGCATGTACATGACCCCAATTTTAATGGTATATTCTTTCGTAGGGTCACTACTCAATTAGTAGGTGCTGGGGGACTTTGGCCTGAGAGCCAAAAGATGTACCGACCTTTTAAAACCAAAACTAGAAATAAACCGCAGTATCAACATGAATTTCCAAGTGGGGCAACCTTAACATTTGCTCACATGCAGCATGAAGATAACTGCGAAGACCATCAAGGGTTAATTTGTAGCCCCCTCTTATAGTAATATAAGTTGCAAACCTTGTGAATTCAGGGGAAGTCTTAACAAGTAATGCTGAAGATAATCCTGAGCTAGCCTATAATTAAACTTTAGGTGAGTGCAGAGACTAGAGGAAACTCGTAGGGTATAAGTTATTGATACTCGAAGCGCAAGGCGTCCTGAAAAGGATGATGATATAGTCCGATCTATATGGAAACATATAGCAGCTTTAATTAGCGGTAACTACCTAACGAATAGTTATGAACATAAAAGTACAATACTCTTTTGTTGGTTTTGACGAGCTAACCCACTTTACAGAAAGACAGTTCACATATCTACTATCTCGACTACGTTCTGGAGCAGAAAGTGATTCTTATGCTTTCGGTTCTTGTAATCCAGATGCTGATAGTTGGGTGTTAAATTGGATTGAGTGGTATCTAGATGAAACTGGATTACCAGACCCTGAGAAGCAGGGTAAAATTAGGTATTATATAGTAATAGACGAGAAACCTGTATTTAGAAATAGTGCAGAGGAAATCATAGCAGATTTTCCTGACGCTTGTAAGGTTTGGAATCCTATAGATAAAGAATACATTACAGTACAGCCTAAATCTTTTACTTTCATTGCGGGTACTATTTTTGATAATCCAATATTAATCAAGAAAAACCCCAAGTATTTAGCAGAATTAAATTCACTCCCTAGAGTAGAGAGGTCAAGACTACTTGAAGGTAACTGGTATGCAAGAGCAGAGGGTAGTAATTATTGGGGTAGAGATTGGGTTGAAAATGTAACTTATCCTATATGTAAGACCTCTAAATGCAGAGCTTGGGATAAAGGTGCTAGTATACCCAGCGAGAAAAATAGATATGTAGACCCTACAGCTTCTATTAGAATGGAAAAAGATGAGAATGGTATTTATTATATCATAGCAGATTTTATACCATCAGCTAAAGATGAGAAATCAGATATCTATGGTAAGTTTTGTAGATTAGCTGGAGAAAGAGATGCGCTAATAAAAGACCAAGCAGAAGCTGATGGAGATGAAGTCCCTATAATACTACCTAAAGATGTAGGTCAAGCTGGTATTGTAGAGTTTCAGGAATCCGCTAAGAAATTATTATCTGAGGGTTATATAGTAAAGGCAGATGCAATGCCTACTAACAAATCTAAGTTAACTAAATTCTCACCTTTTGCAGCAGCTTGTCAAGCGGGGCTAGTTAGAATAGTAGAGGAATCTTTTCCTAATAAAGCTACACTAGACGCTTTTTACAAAGAGCTAGAGTCTTTCGATGGAGAAAGATCAACAGCACATAGGAAAGATGATTGGCCTGATGCTTGCGCAACAGCATTCAACTACCTCTGTAAAGAACGTGTAATAAAAATTGTACCAAGAAATCAATCAACTGACCCAACACTAGCTAAGAATGTGTTGGATAATATGAATAACTAAAGGAACTTAAATGTACGCTAAAGAAAATGGCAATAAAGTAACCATCCAATGTAATGCACCATCAATGTCTAATCTAATTCAATTTTGGACAGAAGTTCAGGACTACATGGATAAAGGTTACAGATACGAGAAAGAATTGCTAACTTCTATTAGAGAAGTCCCTGCTGCAATGACTTTTACTAGAGTAACTCTTATTAATAACACTAAAGAAGAAACTCCTGTAGTGGAAACTAAAGAAGAAACTCCTGTAGTGGAAACTAAAGAAGAAACTCCTGTAGTTTCTAAGAAAGCCCCTAAGAAAGCAACAGTGAAGAAACCTGCTGCTAAAAAGTAAGGTAACTCATGTCTACAGAAGATATAAATAAAAAAGAAGACAGTGTTCCTATTAACAAAGCAGAATCTTTTACTCCAGTTCCTAGACCCTTTGGAATGGAGAAAGGTCAACCACACCTCTTAATGCAATCTGGTTTTATACAAGATGCAAAGAAAAAAGATTTGGTTATGCCTCAAAGACTCTGCACTTTTGATAGAATGCTAACAGATGATGCTGTATTTAATGCTGTAGACAACACTAACTTGCATGTAGTTAATGCTCTTGCTAATGGTGAGTTTACAGGTGCTACCCCTAAAGGTAAGATTGCTGCTGAGTTCCTTAATTACAATATACACAATATGAGTTATGGAACATGGCGTAAAGCTATGCAAGATGCAGCTACTGATTTAATCTATGGATTTTCATTACTTAATATAGTAACTGAAGTTAGAACTTATGGTAAGTACAAAGGTAATACAGTACTACGTAAACTTAGCCCTAGAGATCAGAAATCTATTTATGCTTGGCAATTTGATACTAACAATAGAGAACTTGTAGCAGCTATTCAAAAACCTCTTATAAAAAGGGGTAAGTTTGATTCTACTAGAGAATTCGCAGGTTACTTAACAGCTTTTAACACACAACTAAGTTCAAGAAACTATGTACAGTTAAAAACAGATAACCTCCTACACTTCACTTTCAATTCTACGGGTAATAACCCTCAAGGCGATAGCCCTTTAGTTCATTGTTATGATGCTTGGGCTGAGAAGAAAGTAGTAGAGAAGCTAGAGATGATTGGTATCTCTAAAGACTTAGGTGGTGTTGTAGTTATTAAAGTGCCACAACTACTAATAGAACAAGCCAATAACCCAGCTCAATACCCAGACGCAGCCCTAGCTTATAAACAGCTACAAGAGGATGTAGCCCGTGTACAGAATGGAGAAAGTACTTATATAGTTCAAGTCTCTGATGTAGATGAGGTTACTAAAACACCTTTATATGATTTCAAATTACAAGGTATTGAGGGTAGTGGTGGTAAACAGTATAAAACATCTGATGTTATAGACCAGAAGCGTAAATCAATTTATAACACATTAGGCGCTGGTCATTTACTACTAGGTCAAGATAGTGTAGGTAGTTATTCAATGTCTACTAATGCTATTAGCACTCACGGTTATTACGTAGAGAGATCAGTTCAACAGAAAGTTGATGTGATTAACTCTCAATTAGCTCCTAGGTTGCTTGCAGTTAATAATATCCATTTAGACTTTGAGGATATGCCTAAATTTGTACCTGCTGATCCTACTGAGTACTCTCATGATGAATTAAGTAAGGTAACACAGCGTATGAAATCTGTAGGAGGTTTAACTCCAGCAGCTTTGAAGTACTTGTATAAGAAAGCTAAGTTACCAACTGAAGGTATTGAGGATTTAGTATTTGATGATGGAGACACCTCAAGAGGTGGAGAATCTAATGGCACTAGTGGTGTAGGCGGCTCACAAGCAGGTGGTGCTAATAGTGCTACTAATGTGGAGAATAAAGCTTTGTTTAGGTTAGATGAAACTGGCACAACTATTTTTGAGGATAAGGAAGAGCATGACAACTCTGATTAAAAATACAAACAATGATAAAAGAGAGTTGTTATCTAAGGCTCTTAGAAATCATTTTAGAGACGATAGTACTATCTCTTGGGTTTACTTAGTAGACTTTGATGATAACTTTATTTACTTTGCAGGAGAGGACAGAGATTATAGAAGTGAGGACTACAAATTAAGTTATTCCATCACTGATGTAACGTCTGTAAGCTTCTCAGGAGAGCCTCAGAGGGTTGAAAGGTTAACTGAGTACAAAGACGTACCTGAGGAATCAAAGGTCTCTAAGAGCTTAACAGATAGCCTAGGAGAGGCTTTAGATAAGTACTTTGGGTGTTCTAAGAAAGAAACTCTATCAGTTATAAAACAATTTAATGATGAAGAAATGATAGCTGTTGAAGCCCTCTATATATTACCTGAATCCGTAGACGGTCAAGGGGATACTATTAGCTTAGATGAAACTTATAACTTAGTTAAGAGTTTTAATGAGGCTAATGAAGATGGAACATTGCAATCATCTTTATTCCACGGTCACAAGTCACAGTCCTTTAAAGTAAATAAAGCTTGGGTTAACCCTTATCAATGTATGATAGGAGAAACTCTGGTAGAGGAAGGACAGCCTTTGTGTGAGATACAATTCACAAACCCTAAAGCTTGGGAGCTACGTAAGAGTGGTAAGCTTATGGGATTATCAATAGGAGCTATGGCTACTGAGGTAGAAGAATTATAATGAGTGATTTAGATAATATAAAAAGTGAACCAAAAGCTAAACGTAACCTTAAAGGTGTACACTTTCAGTTTAAAGGCGCACATATAGCCTATACACATGGAGATCAAGGTGGAGCTGCCTCAGGATATAATGAGCCAGTATTACTCAAAGCTTCAGATATAAATAAAAAATTAACGCCATCTCAACAAGAAATCTTAGATGAGATTGGAGAAGAATTTACTCCGTTAGATAAAAATCTAACAGTAGATACCAACACCCCATCTTCCACTACGGTTGATTTAGGGGAAGATAACAAAAACGATAAAGGAAATACAGAACTCATGTCAGATAACGCTGAGATTTTGAAAAAACTAGAACAATTAGAGCAAGATAATAAAATTCTTAAAGCAGAAAAAGTGTTAGCTGCTTATAGTTTTGATGGTGATGTGAAAGCTGGCATTGCAGGTGCTATTGCTGATTTAAACGAAGATCAAGTATCTTTCATTACCAAAGCTTTTGATAGCCTAATTGCGGATAAAGAAGAAGCAGTTAATAAAGCTAAAGAAGTTGTAGAAAAAGAAGAAGAAACTGAATTAGCGAAAGCTTTGAAACAAGAACAAGGCTCTGATTCAATTAATGAAGAAGAAGCTGAACTAACTATGGCTGAGAAATTGATTAAAGCCCGTAATGAATTAACAAATAAGGATGCTAAATAATGCCAGTAGTCGAAACTAGCCGTAAACATTTATCAGAAGTAGTAAAAGGCCTTGGTGCATTTACTAACAGTGCTGGTACAAACTATTCATATGCAGTTGTAGACGTTAAAGGCGCTGCTGCTGTAGACCCTATTGGTACATTAGTTGTATGGGATGATACAGACGCTTTTGAACCATACTTAGCTCAAGATATTGCAGCTACAGGAGCTTCTGTACTACCTAATGGTGCTAAAGTTGCTGTTACTGTAGGTACTCCTGAGGCTGGTGTTGGTACTAACCGAGCTGATGTTACATTGACAACTACAGCTACTAGAATGGTAGTTTTGTATCGTCATGCAGAAATTGACAAAGGTGGTTTGGAAGAGGGTTCTATCACAGCACCTAACTTAGCTGAATTCTACACAGAATTAGAAACTCAAGGTGTGGCAGTCTATGACCCAGCAACTAATGTAATCCCATCTTACGTAGTAGCTTAGTAGTATAATCAAAGGATATTAAAAGAAAATGACAATTAAAATTTCAGAAAAGGTACTTGATAAAGCATTAGGTCAAGCTCTTACTGGTGGTTTCCAGATGCAGGATATCACAATGGGTACTCAACGTACTTATGTTAAGCCTCGCTTGTTAACCTCATTATTTGGTACAGATGCTACTAATGAGTTCTTGACTACTACTCAGTTCAAGTATGATGAAACTACTAGCTCAGTTGCATTACCAGATGGTAAGCAATACCATGAGTTAGGTAAAAACTTAACTAAAGATCGTGCGAAGACTTTCTACTATGAAGTTCCTTCATTCGGTTTACAATTTAATGCAGCTCCACAAGATATCTCTGGTAGACGTAAACCTAACTCAATGGATTTACTTACTATCGAAGATATCTTAGCAATGATGAGTATCAAAGCTGAGGACTCTTGGAGTAACTTTGATGAGTTGGCTCTTGCTCAGTTGATTACAGCAGATACAAACATTGTTCGTGGTAGTGGTGCAACTGAGTACAACTTCTATACTGACCAAGTTGGTTCAGCTCGTCCTGCTAAAATAGATATGACTCTTGGTACAGCAGCCGATGATTTCATCCAACGCTTTATGGAACAACGTAAGTTAAACGCTCAAGAGATTGCCCGTGGCGGTGAGAGCGCTAATGCTCAAATCGTATTGTGTGGTGATGACTTCTTTAGTAAGCGTTATGATATTGAGAAGCAAGATACTTTGGCTCGTCCATTGCGTTCTACTTTAGATTTAGCGTCTGAAGCTGTGCCTACTATGTCAGATGGTAACTTCCGTTATGACAACTTCAAATCACACGATGGTTTGATTTATGTTAACTACGGTTCAGAGATCATTGCTGGTACTAAGCTAATTGCTGATGCAGATGCTTACATTGTTCCAGTTGGTTTGGCTAATGGTATTGGTAAGAAGTATGCTCCAGCTCAAACTATGGATAGTGTGAATACACAAGCACTTTCTAAGTATGCTGCTTTCTGGGAAGATAATCGTTCAGGTGTTACAGTTGCAGAAGAGTCTAACGTACTTTACTTCAACGGTAATCCTCGCGCTATCACCCACTTAACTACTTCTACTTAGTAGTGTTGAGGGGCTTTTGCCCCTCTTTTTATCGGAGTTAAAATGGCATTAACATCACCAGAGAATCAGAATAAGTTACTAAAAGATATTGTATTCTGGTTGCCAGATAACAACACTCTTAAAGATGATGAAATACTTATGCTGATTAATCTAACAATTAATCAAGTAGGCAGTGAGGATGAGAAGTATGCAGAGGTTGCATGTAAATCTCTAAAACTCTGTGCTATTAAGAATCAGTCTAGTTACTATGTGGATGAAGCCAGCACTAAGAAAGAGAAAACAGGTGAGGTAGAATTAGAACGTTTTGAGCGTTCTGGGGCTGACCCTTGGAAAGACTACATAAAAGCAGTTAATAATACTATCTGCCCTATTATGGGTTATAGTCCTCCTGTTAGTATAGGTTTGTTTGTAAATAGTAAAGCAGTAGAACTAGATACCTCTTGTGTGTGTGACTCAGATTTAACATTATGAGGTTAAAATGAAAATAACAATTTTAAAAAACTTTAAGTTTGCAAAAGTGGAATATAGAGCTGGTCAGGAGTCCCCTAGCAAGCGCTACCCAACGATACCTTTCAATAAGGTAGAACTTAAGGTTTTAAAAGATATGGGCAATATAAGCGTTACAGAGGCTCCTAAGGCATCTCCTAAACCTACTAAGGTTAAGGAAGAGAAGTAATGGCTATTACTGTTAAAGCTACTCTAGATACTAATAAAGGTTTTAAAGAATTAAACCAATTTAAGAAAGACTTTAACAGGCTAGCACAGGAGTGGGTTCAAGTTGGTTTTGATTCTTCTGAAATTCACCACACTAATGAACGTGGTAAAAAAGAAGATGTCAATATGGCTGAATTAGCTGCTTGGTTGCATGAGGGTACTAAAGATGGACGTATACCTCCTAGACCTTTCTTTGAAGGTACACTACAACAAATGATGGGAAAATCTGAGGCTAATAAATTAGTACCTTTAGTTAAGAAACTCTATATGGGTTTTGGAAAAGGTAAGAATCTAAATAAGCATATAACAGACTTCCTAGAGGGAGTAGGTGAACATCTTAAAAAGAAAACTCAAGATAATTTTGGAATAGATAATACCATTGGTCTAGTAGATAACGCACCCTCTACTATTAAGCAAAAAGGACGTAATGATCCTCTTGTAGATACACATAAGTTACGAGATGGTATGTTAGTTAAGACAAGTAAGTAGGTGGAAATGAGATTATTACAAACTGATTCTTTCTTAGTCTTAAGGGCTGCTAAAGGTTTTGAGGGTTATGATGATGGTAAAGGTAACTGGGTAGAAGCTAAAGAAAGTACTACTAGGATAAAAGCTAAAGGTAGTATTCAACCTGTCACAGGTGATGATTTAAATAAATTACCAGAAGCTTTTAAAAATACTGAATCATTAAAAATATACACTAAGCAAGAATTAAAGACAGTAGATGACACTATTAACCGTGAAGCTGATATTGTAGTTATAGATAATAAAAGATATCAAGTTGGTGTAGTTGAAAAGTGGAGGCAACTCTCTACAAAACATTATAAAGTTTTTGTAATGTTGGAGGAGAAAGTTTAATGCTTAATTATGATTTGATGTATGATGGTCTTATAGCTACAACTAAAGCAGTGGTAGGTAATAGACTAAGTACTACACCATTACAATCAGGAACCACACCTTCAGTTAGTAGAGCTAGAACTGGCAGACCTCAAGCAGATACACCTTATATTACTTTAGACTTAGGAGTTACTATACAGCCCTCAGGGGAAGTATTAGATAGCTACTTAGATGAAGACACCAACTTACCTACCTATGAGATACTTTATGAAGTGTTCTTTACTTGGAGGTGTTACGGTGAGGATTCAGAGTCTATACTACAGCAATTTAGGTCTAGCTTAATAACTCCCTATACTATCAATAATATCCTTAGTACTACAGGTGGTTTAGCCTTGAGAGCTAAGGGAGAGGTAGTACCAACACCAACATTATTATCAACAAGGTTTAGAGAAGGAAGTAGACTTACTTGTTCTTTTTATATTGTTGACAAATTTATAGACCCATACCAAGAAGGTGATTATGCTATCACTCTTAATGGAGATGGAGACCTTATCACTGGGGTGAATGGTGATATACCAGTCCCTATAGACGTAACCAAACCATAACAACAAACTAAAGGACATATTATAATGGGACTACCCGTAATAATTAAAACAAATATCACAAAGAATACAAGTGCAGTGCAACGCGCAGCATTTAATATTCCTTTGTTTATCTATGATGCAGGAGACTCAACAGCTCCTGATGTAGATTTTACTGGTCGAGTAAGAGTTTATACCTCTATTGATTCAGTATTAGACGACTTTGCAGATACGGATGTAGTTTACTTAGCAGTTTCTGCTTATCTACGACAAAACCCTGCTGTTAGTCAAGTAATAATTGGTCAATACTATAGTGCTGGTACAGCAGATGCTTCTTATGTAGCAGCAGCTACAGCTTGTAGTTTAGAAAATGATACTTGGTATCAAATTGGCATGGAAGACCACACTGAGACTGAAGTATTAGCTATGGCAGCTTATGTTGAGGCTAAACAAAGATTGTTCTTCACCTCTAACAATGTAGTTAGTTCTGTTGATACAGCTTATGTAGCAGGTTCAGCAGCTTCAGGAGATATAGCGGGTAAATTAGCTGATGCTAACTATGAACGATCAGTAGTACTATGGCATCACGAAGCAGATACTAAGTTCCCTGAATGTGCTTTCGCAGGTCATAACTTACCATTTAGAGAGGGTACTGCTAACTGGGCTTTCTTAGCTTTAAGCGGTGTAGGGGCTTCTCAGAATGCTCTAGGTAATGTACTCACAGATACACAGATTACAAATGTCTCAGCGCGTAATGCAAACTTTGTATTCTCTCAGCGAGGTCAATTTAGAACATGGAAAGGGCAATCAGCTAGTAGCGAATGGATTGATCTGGTTCGGGGTACTGACGGTCTTAGAGAAGACATAGACGCTTCTTTACTAGATCTACTTATCAATCAAAAAGGTGGTGGTATCCGTATGACGGACGCTGGACTAGCTCAGATTGAGAATGTCATTGATTCTGTATTAACTCGTTGGGTTGGATATGGATTCATCCAAGAGAATTATACAATCACAATGCCTAAAGCAATTGATATTCCTTTTGCAGACAAAGCTAACCGTATCATACGTGATATTAAATTTGAAGCTTTCTTAGCTGGTTTTGTTAATGAGATTAACCCAATCTCAGGTAATGTAACCTACGAAGTAGCAGCATAAGGAGAAGTAATATGAGTGATATGATTAAAACTTATATGTTAGCTACTTGTCAATTCGTATGGAACGGTATTGATATGTCTAGTGGCGTTGGTTCTGATACAGTATTGGACGCTAAACGTGTACATGACTTAGTAACAACAAAAGGTAACGCTAGAGGCGATACAGCTAACTCTAAGAACATTAATAAGCAAGGTACTATTGAGTTTACATTAATGGCTAATAGTGCTGTGAATGGCTTACTAACTGCTGCTTATTTGGCACAAGAGAACATTCAGGAAGACTACTGGAGTAATTTTACAGTAATCGACCCAAGTAATTCTCGACAAATGACAGCTATTAATTGTTGGTTTGTTAAAGCTCCCGATATGACGAAAGCTCAAGAGTCTGGAGAAGTAACTTGGTCTTTTGGTTGTCATCAGCTAGATTTCATACCGTTACCTGCATAGTAGGGAGGTATCATGGCTTTTATAAATAAGTTTTTAGAAACGTATAGGCCAGAAGAAATCAGCTTTGTATTTAATGGTATAGACTTAACCTCTGGGTTAGACCCAAACTCTCATGTAGTAGTACGTAGGAATGCTAAAAAATATTCTTATGTACCTAGCATTGATGGTGGTGGTGTAGGTGCTAGATTATTAAATGCAGACACTAGCGCTACAATCACAGTTAAAATCTGGTCAACATCTGTAGTCCATAAATTATTATATAATGAATACAGAGATGATGATGGTACAAATCCAAATAGTATTAGTTCTTTTACATTTAATGATAAGAGGAATAATGGTATGGCTTATCAAAAAGCCACTAATGTTTGGATATCTAATCAACCAGAAGTTAACTATAGTGATGAATTAGATTCCCTAACTTGGGAATTTACTACTAGCGATTTAAAGACTATTGGTGGTGATGTAGTTCCTGTAGAGGAATCTATACCCATCCAAGTATAAGAATAGAATAGCAGCTTCGGATAAGCTGCTTTTTATTTATTAAAAATTTACTGGAGGTAAAATAATGGGTCTAGAACATAGACAAAAATCTGCTGAGATTAACGGCAGAGAATATAAAATAATTACATTTGGTGCAGAGCAGAGTTGGGGTTTTGTATCTCAAGTTATGGATATGCTTGGTAATGTAGAAGACACTTCAATAGGTAGTATGGCAAAGAATATCTTAGGCCATAGAGATGGATTAAAGCTAATCAAAGCTTTAGTTAAAGAAGTTACTTGCCAAGGAAAAGCAATAGACTTTGATAATCATTTTGCTGAATTTAGAAAAGATCTTCTCCCTGTTGTAGGGTTTTCCTTAGCAGAAAATGTGATACCTTTTTTCGATCCAGATTCTCTAATTCACCTAACGGGGATGATAGAGAAGGCAATGTCAAGCTCACAAGAACTATAGAAGATATCTCTAAGAAAACTTCAATTCCTACTTTTAATATGTTAGCTCTAAGAATAGCCACTTCAGGTAAATTCAATGAGACATATTTACAAATAAGAAATGATTGGTCTCTGGAAGATTTCTTTCAAGCTTTAGAAATGCTAGAAATCATTGCAGCAACGGAAAAAGCCCTTATCCCTTCAAATACTGAATAGGAGATTAAATGGCATCAGGATTCTCGATTGCAGACTTCTTTGCTCAACTTAGTATTAAAGCTGATACAAAAGAAGTTAAAAAGATAGAGGATAGTTTAAATAGAATTAATAAATCTTTAAAGATGATTGGAGCCAATAGTGTAGCTCAAGCTAATAAGATGGACACTGCATTTAGTGGTGATGCTCTTAAAAGGCAAAGGTTAGCTATTCAAGGCGCACATGATAGGCTTGAAAGGATGGGGTCTACCTTAGTAGGTTTCAAAGATAGACTTAATAATATTAACAAAGCCTCTGAGTTTTTAAAACTCAAAAATGAAATACAAGAAGCTACTCTAGCTCAACAGAGATTTAAGAATGAACTTAAAAAGACTCATTCTACAAATGCTTTACTTGGTAAAGAGAACATATTTAAGAAACCTGATGCTTTTACATCTACTAAGGATAGTAACAATAAAGCTTTAACTCCTTTTAAAGGCGGTGATGATTTCTTTAATAGAACTGTTGAGGGTAGGAGATTACTATTTAATCTCACAGAGAAGCAACAAAAACAATTAAGGCAGTTAGGACTAGAGCAAGAGAAAATGGGTAAGTCTACTATAGACGCTACTATGGCTCTTAAAGCTCAAGCTGCTGAGATGAGGAAGATAAATAGAGTTTCCTCACAAACGAAACAAAAGATTAATGAGTTAACTAGGGCACAGAATAGGATGAAGGAATCAGCTAGACAATTAGCTACATCTTATTTAGGTGCTTTTGCTGTATTAAATAGTGTTCAATCTATTAATAGAGTAGGTCAGGATTTTGAGGGAATGAGAGCGTCAATGCTTGCATCATCAGGTTCTGCTAAGTTAGCTGCTAATGATTTAGCTTTTGTTGATAGTGAAGTTGTAAGGTTAGGTTTAGACTTAAAAGCCTCTACAGATGCTTTCTCTAAATTGCAATTTGCAGCTAAAGGTAAGTTGACTAGAACTGAAACAAAAGAATTGTTTACAGGTTTTAGTGAGTTTGCTACAGCTCTTAAAGTTGCACCTGAGCAAGCTAAAAGTGGTTTAAGGGCATTGCAACAAATGCTCAATAAGACCACGATCATGTCAGAAGAGCTAAGTTGTTGATTTGGCTCACTTTTTTAGTAATAATTAAGTAAAAACTTTCTTAATTGCGGGGATATCTTGTTAGGTATTGACTACCGCAGTGCTTTAGTGATAAGGTACTAGCACACGCTGTAATGAGCGTGGTATGGTAATAAGGTTAATAATAGAGACAATCCGCAGCTATTATTTTTTTTTTAACTCCCAAGTTCAGTAGGAGAAATAAATGTCAAATATTTTTGAAATAAAAGGCTATAAGGTTAAAGTTTGTGAGGAATACCCAGCTTACGCTGTTAGTAAATGTGGTAGAATATTCAGGATAGATTCTGAAAAAGAGATGACTCACACTTTACAAGGAGTACCTAAGTACTGGTATATAAGAACTTGTATTAATGGTAAAGCAGCTTGCGCTAGAGTACACAGGTTACTGGCAAAAGCTTGGATACCCAACCCTAACCCTGAAATATGGACAACAGTTAATCACATAGATGGTAATAAGCTAAATAACCACTTAGATAATTTAGAGTGGTGTTCCTTGGCACAAAACCAGCAACACGCAGGACAGAACTTAGAAAGCAGTAGAGGAGAGGGGTTATACAACTCTTCTTTTGATGAGAACACAGCACACGAACTTTGTAAAAAATTGTCAGAAGGTTATAGAGTAAGAGACCTCTCCGACAGTTATAACATAAGTATGGATGTTCTACGGAAGCTAAAAGCTGGAGATACTTGGTTCCATGTAAGAAAACTTTATCAAGTACCTCACCAGTATAGAACAGAGTTCTCTACAAAAACTATTTGTTGGGTTTGTGAAAAGATAAATGAAGGTATCTCAGACCAGAACATAGCTAAGATATCTACCAATAAAAACCTTAAAGTGATTGAAGTGAAACGTATACGACACAAGATAAGATATAAAGATATTTCAGATTTATATTTCTAAAAAAAAAAAAATAGTAGTTCAGAGGTCATCCCGAAAGGGAGTAGGTTCTAAGTAGAATCGAAACAGAAAGCCCCTACTCATTAGAGAGGGTGAAGATATGATCCTATCTGCATGGAGACATGTAGCAGTTCTTAGAGAACGTGGTAAGAGTAACGAACTTATCAGAAAAAACTTAATGAAAGCAACAACTCGCTTAATGTTAGGCGCTTAAGGTAGGAAACTCCTTATGAAAACCTATTTAACTGCTGGAAACACCTGTTAAGCTTAATATACAATACCAGATAGAGATATACTGGCGACCTGTAAAAATTATTAAGATAAGGTCAATCAGCATCCAATCCTCTGATAAGAGGCAGGATCAACGACTAGAGCTTTAGCTCGTACTTCACAAGCGATTGGTGAGGGAAATGGTAGGAATCTAAACAGGTAGTGCTGTAGATTAAGATATAGTCTAAACTATATGGAGACATATAGCAGCCCTTGATGGGCGGGTAAAGGTGTAGCGACTTTTATTGAATATAATTGGAACAAGTTCCCGGAAGTATACAAGTATTTGCCAGCGCTCTAAATGTATCAGAGCAAGAATTATTTGCAATGATGGAAAAAGGCACACTCTTAGCTAAAGATGTGCTTCCAAAAGTAGCTAAAGAGTTTGCTAAAGCCGCTAGACAAGGTGGTGCATTATCTGAAGCTCTTAAGACTGTTAGAGTACAACAAGGTAGATTCTTTACACAAGTACAAAAAGCACAAGATACAATCTTTAAGAAAGGTTTTGGTAGAGGTTTTGCCAAACTACTAAAAGATTTATCACTAAGATTAAAAGAACTAGAACCAACACTAGAAGCTGTAGGGCAAGCCTTTGAGGTTGTCTTTGGTGTAGTTAGGGAATTAGCAGGGGCAATATTAAGAGCTTTAAGTTCTCTAGGTATGCTTCTTAAAATGTTTGGTTTCCTTAACCAAGTAGGCGGTGAATTTGCTGAAAGCACAGTAAGTAAACTATCAGCAGGTTTTCTCTTAATGTTAAACCCACTAGGTAGGGTAATACTTAAATTAATGTTACTTAAAGCACTAATAGAAGAAGTTATAGCTTTAAGTTCTAAGAACATTATGGGTGAAGTAGAAAGAAGACTAGGTAAAGACTTAGGTTTTGGGTCAGATAGTGAAGTTGATAAGAGGTCTAGTGATAAGTCCTCACAGAAAAAAACAGAACCTAGCCTAGCAGAAACATTTTTTTGGTCAGGTCCTTATGCTACAATAGACCAAGCAATTGGAACTAATATAGTAGGTGGAGCTAAAGATATCCTTTTATCGGCTCTAGAGGGTATAGGTTTTAGTGTATCTAATACTATCACTATAGATGATTCAGGCAATGGCTCTGTAGATACTAGAGTTAAGATGAATAATATTAATGCACAGGCACAGAGGTAGTTATGGCATCAAGATATACATTACACTTAGATAATGGAGTTGTAATTGCTTTAGATGCTACTACTAAAGTAGTGGAGAAATTCTCAGGTACAGCTACAGAAAATCCAACTGCTAATAGAACCTCTGTAACTGACCACTATATTAGGAAGAATGCTCAATTCACTATTGATGGTGTGATATCAGGAGTCTATAACCCAAAAGATAGCGTGTTAGTTTCATCTGAACAACTAACTGAGAACTTAAGGTCTTTAATACTACAAGCTAAATTAATTAGTTTCCAATCAGGAGATAAACTTTATGAAAGCTGTTTTGTAGAAGACCTAAGTTTATCTAAAACAGTTAAAGAGGGTGTTAATGGTTGGATGGTATCTCTCCACTTAAAGCAAATAAATATTGCCACTGGGGGAGAGGAAACTACTGTAAACGTCTTAGGAGGCCAATCAGACCCTAAAACTAATGTTAGTGCTAGTAGTACTAAAGATAAAGGTATACCTCAATTAGAGGGTCTTGGTGACTTCACCCCTGATACTCAATTTGGTAAAAAGAATTACTCTTACAAAGGATAACTTATGGCATTACAAATAAGAACACCAAAAAATGCTTGGTCTTCTCAGCAAGTAATTCTAGGAGGTGTAGTCTTAAACTTAGAATTAAGGTGGCAGACTAGAGAGGCAGTTTGGTGTATTGATATATATGATGCTAATGGAGATACAATCTTAACTGGTGTCAAACTAACTGAGAATACTTCTGTTGACTTGGGCTACTACAAGCCTGAGTTACCAGAGGGACACTTGTGGGTTCTTAGATTTGAATCCTCTGCTGATAAGATTACTAGAGACAATCTAGGAACAGCTTTCCAGTTAGTATACTTAACAGAGGAAGAAGAAATTGGCGCAGGTCTTAGATAGAATATATGAGTTAGTCATAACTAATGTGACTTCTCCTCCTCCAACAGGAACTTCAGTATCACAACAATTAGAGGTTCCTTCTTCTCCATTCCCAAGTGCAGTTACTACAGAAACTAGTGCATTACCTGTCGATGATAAGTTAAAATCTAGAGTCTGGGGAAACTCAGGGGATAATCCACTAAGAATACAAGCAACTACAGACAAGAATAATACTAACAGTAATACTAATAACATAACCATTAAAGTTTACAATATGTCTAAAGAGGATTTAGGCTTTATTACTACTGCTGTTAGTTATAGAAGAATATCACTAAGAGCTGGGTATAAGAGTATTATTGAGAATGCACAGGTAGATGAATATGATGCTCTCCCTGAGATATTCACAGGGGAGATAGTAGATATAACTTCTGAGGATACAGGCATTGACCTTATAACAACTATTACAGCTAAAGATTCTGCTGTTAGTATAAGGAATGTTAAAATATCTAAAGTATTTCCTAAAGGTTCTGCTAAGAAAGATATAATAAAGAGCTTAGTCAATTCTTGGGATGGTGTTATTTTCACTAACAACTCTATAAGTGATAACGCTAAGTTTATATCTTCATCTTTCACCTCAGAATTTACTGCTAGTGGAGTAATAGCTAATATCTTAGATGAGTTAGTCAAAGATGAAAACCTCAATTGGTATATACTGAATAAGATTTTCTTTCTTATAAACAAAACAGAACCTAAACTAGTTAGGAAAGTAATATTATCTCCTAATGATGTAGTAGGTACTCCTACTAGTGTTCAAAGGTCTAACTTAAATGCTGGATCACCGCAAGGTCTTAATATTACAATATTCCTTAATGGTGCAGTAGATATAGATACCGTAGTCACTTTAAAAGGTTTTGAACAATTAAATGGTAGAGATATAGATGGTGACTACAATGTCAGGTCTCTCAGTCATGAATTAGATAATAGAGGGAAGCCTTGGTTTTCTAAACTAACCATAGGAGCTAGGTAGTGAGTTATAACTTTGACTTATTTGATACAATACAAACTCATGTAGATAAACTACAAGATAGAATCTACACCTCATTACCTGCTACTGTAACCTCCTACAAGGCCTCTGAGCAGTCCGTAGACGTGACTTTAGACGTTAGGCTAGTCAATGCCTTAACTAAAGAAGAAAGTCCTACCACGGCTCTTAGAGGAGTCCCTGTAGTCTTTCCTGCTGGTGGAGGTGGTATACTATCTTTTCCTATTAAAGCAGGGGATAAAGTACTCATATGCTTTTCTAAGTATTCTATAGATAAATGGAAGAATAAAGGAGCTGGAGTTGCAGGAGAGAATAGACAACATAGCATATCAGACGCTATAGCTATTTGTGGGTTATTCACACAGACTTCTAATTTAAGTCCTAGCGATAGTGATGTAGAACTAAAGTTTGCTGGTACAACAGTATCTCTAAAATCATCAGGAGATGTAGAGATCACCCCAGCAGGTAAAACCACAATTAATAGTGATTTAGACGTTAATGGAGATATTAATTGTTCTAAGACAGTAACAGCTAGTACTGATTGTATTGGCGGTGGTAAGAGTCTTAAGAATCATAAACATGGTGGTGTACAATCAGGTGGTTCACAAACCACACCTCCAGTATAGGGTAACATATGTCAGATTTATTAATAGACCCTGCTACAGGGGATATAAAAATAGTTAATAATGCTCCTATCTTAGAAACAGATGAAGCCACTCTAGTGAGACAAAGGCTAACTATTAGACTTAATACTTTTCTAGGTGAGTGGTTTTATAACTTAGAAGTAGGGGTGCCTTACTTTGAACAAATACTCACACAACAATATCAACGATTCTTAGTAGAGAATATCCTGAGGGACGTAATATTGAAAACTGAGGGAGTAGTGAGGATAACAAATTTCGAGGGTACATTTAATCCTAGAGAAAGGGTTTATAATGCAACTTTCACAGTAACTACTTTAAATCAAAATGTAGTGACTGTCACAATATAGGAATTACTATGGCAGGTTTAACCGTGAACGGGTTGGTTATAAAAAGATTACCCGATATTATAGAAGAATTAGAAGCTGCTTTAAAGCTACAGTATGGTAATGGCCTAGATGTATCAGAGAATAGTTTATTTGGTATTCTGAATACTATTATAGCTGCTGCTATAGCTGAACAATGGGAATTAGCACAATCACTATATGATGCATTTATTATAGATGTAGCTGAGGGTAAGTCATTAGATGATTTAGCAGCAATACTTAAGATTACTAGATTAGCCCCTACTAAGAGTTTTGGAGATTTAGACTTATTTGGTACAAGTGGTACAGTAGTACCTATTGGGACACAGTTTAGTGATTTAAATGGTAATGAATATCTTAGTACAGAGCAAGGTACACTCTCTACTGGTACTTCAAGAACTCCTGTGAGTATTAGACCTCAAGGAGGTGTAGGTGTTCCAGATGATCCTAGTACTACTTTCGCTATAACTATTAATGGGGACTTATACTCTTACCAGACTGTTTGGCCTCCTTCACTACAAAATATAGCAGAGACCCTACAGGGTTTAGTACCCTCTGATAAGGATTACTATATAGAGACTATTTACGATGGTAATCCTGAATTTATTAATGACCCTATATCTTATTTTGAACCTTTATTAGGTTTTAATCTTAATGCTGCATCTACATTAAATGTTATAAATAAAGATGAAATTAACCCTATAACAGTTACTGTACAGATTACTAACTCTCCTACAGCGTCTCATGAAGCTAATAACACACCATTCATGGGTGTGGCAACTAAAGTAGCTACATTTACAGACACTGTTAAAGTGGAAGCTACAACTACAGGGGAAAGATTTACTTCTAGCAATTCATTAACAACTATAGATACACCTGTAACAGGGTTGGATACAGTGAACAATCCTGCGGATATTATATCAGGTAGAGACTTAGAATCTGATGAAGAATTAAGAGCTAGATTTAAAACGTCATCATCTATCAATGGTAATGCTACAGTCCCATCTATAGAAGCCAAACTCAATCAAGTAGAGGGGGTATCACAAGCTTTTGTTATAGAAAATCGAAGTATTAATGTGGACGCTCAAGGGAGAGAGGGTAAGTCTTATGAATGTCTTGTAGTAGGGGGTACAGACGAAGCTATAGCTCAAGTCATATGGGAATCTAAACCTGCGGGTGTAGAATTAGTAGGTACTGAATCAGTCACCATAACTGACGATCAAGGTAAATTTAGGAGCGTTAAGTTCTCTAGACCTACCTCAATATATGTTTGGGTTAAAGCTTATTACACTAAATACTCAGAAGAGGCTTTCCCTACCAATGGTGAGGACTTAATGGAGGATTCTATAGTTAGTTATGGAAGTACTCTAGACCTAGGTGAGGATGTTATACCTAAAAGATTCTATGGAGGTATTTATTCCTCTGTATCTGGTATACAGGATTTAAGAGTTTTAGTGGCTACTTCAGTAGACCCATTAATAGAACCTAACATAGCTAATTTTAAAGAACAAGTTATTACTATTTCTGATAATGAGATAGCTACATTTACAGAAGATAGAACAGAGATTATTGAGGAATAATAATGGCAAAACCAACTAGGTATCCTGAATGGGCTAATAACATTGTTACAGATGGTGTTACAGGTCTAGATAACAGGGTAGAGCCTACAGCACAATGGAAAGATGATGGGCAGTTAGGTGAGGAACCTACACCAAGACAATATATCAATGATGCCCTCTGGTTAAATAACCAGTGGGTAGAGTATTTTGATGTTGAAGTAGATACATTAAATACTTTCAAAGACGATGTAGGTAAAAAGACAGTAGTAACCTCTACTGATCCAACCTTAACCAGAGACCAATCTAATACTTATGTTATTATGACAGGCAGTACAATAACACTGGAAAATGTTATTAGTGTTGGGGGTGGTAATGAACAGATAGGGTCTACTATCAAAGTAAGAACAACTAACTCAACATCAGTCACTTTAAACTCTGGAGCAACTAGAGTAGGCTTTACTGGTACAATACCTGCTGGAAGAATAGCTACTTTTATGATAGAGAGTTTACCATCTGGTACGGGTACTGAGTGGTCTTGTGAAATAAGTGCAGGAGTTTAATTATGTTTGAACTAGACATGTTTTATACAGATGAAACTCATACTACAATAACTGATAGACCTAATGACTATAAGTTTCATAATGCTGTAGCAGATATTACCTTAGATAGTAATAATTTTCTAACAGCAGTAAATCAACATTACATAACTAAAATGTGGCAATGGTTTGATGCTTATAGAGTTTGGTTAAGAACAGACCAAAGTATTCCAATGTTTGATCAGCCTATAGAGGGTAATATAGCTGAGGAACTTACTACTTATTTTAGAGAATCTTTCAAAGCTAGTAGGTCAGCTCAAGTGGATAATATTAAAGTTACTGTAGACTCTATGGAATTTGATGGTGATGAGAAATCACAACAAAGAATGAATACAGCAATTAATGCTGCAATAGATGATATTGAAACTGTTAAATGGGCTTTAGCTGATAATACAGTGGCTAATGTCACTAGACCACAATTGAAACAAGCTCTTAGGTTGGCTGGTCAGGCAATGGAAGCTATTTGGTTCCAAGAGTGATAGGAGGCTAAATGGCAAAGCCAATAAAGATAGACCAAATAGAACAAGGTCAGGAAAGACTCTTAGACCAATTTAAGGGTAAACCTAATATAGAAGGTACTCTAGCAGCCTACACTAAACAAACTAATGACTTAGAGAACACTTTCTTCGACTTAATAGGTGATAGGAGCTTAGATACCGCTATAGGCTACCAATTAGATGTGATAGGGGCTATAGTAGGTGAAGCAAGGAAAGGTAAGTCTGATGATGATTTCAGAATTGCTATTCAATTTAAGATAAATGTTAATAATTCCCACGGAACTCCAGAGGAATTAATGGCGTCTTTAAAAGAAGTTACTTTATCTACTGATGTAAATATCTTTGAGCACTATCCTGTTAGTTATATGATGTCTTTTGATGGGTTGAATATACCAGATAACTTTGTTGATTATTTTCAAGCATCCTCTATAGCAACTTGTAATATTGGGTTACTTCATGATAAAGAAGGTGGAGGTTGGATAGGTCAGGATTTAGGTGACACATCTCAAGAAGCCAAAGCTATCTTTGGTGATGTTGGTGATTCGTCTGCTTTATTCCTTGTAGACCTTTATAATGATGGTTTAGGTGGGACAGGTATAGCACAAGATTTTGATATAACTACTTGTTATAATTCTCAAGTGTTCTCAGGTAATGGTACAGAAATAGATATTGATGTAGGTTTTGATATCTCAGATAATAAATCTATATCTTTTATAAAGTGTATAACAGGTATTAATGCTTGGGAAGAGGCTATCAGTCCTTTCATGGGTATCAACAAGTTTAGACGTATGGGTGTTAATACAGGGTCTATACGTAGTTTAGGAGTAACTGCTTTTGGGGCTACAGGCTTCACTTTAGAACAGGATGTACTCTTACCTGCTCAAGACAGATTTAACCACTCATTAGAAGCTATGACAGTTAATACTTTTAGATCTAAAGAAGGTTTCTGTGATGTTATAGAGTGGACAGGAGATGGTACACTACAGAGACAACTACCTCATAATTGCAAAAAGAATGTAGCAGCAATGTTATTCTTTCCTAAAGTTAACACTGGAGCAGCTCAGAGAGAGGTTTACTGGTTTAAAGGTATGTCAGGGACTGAGTACATATCTAATAGCGTTCTTACGGAGAATGTTTCTATCTGGGCTAGTACTCTCCCCAATAATGTTGAGGTAACAGTAGGTTTTGATGCTGGAGCAAATAACTTAAATGAAGATGGTATTGAATACATGGGTATCATCTTTGCAGACGCTCCTGAAAATGGTGTGTCAGTTATAGAATACCAATCTACTGATACCTTAGCAGATGAATTAGTGTTACCTTATAACGTAGGTTTTTCTTTAATTAGAGGGGCTTCACAGGCAACTACAGCTATCTTCGATGAGAAGGCAGGGGCTAGTAGAAGTAGAAGATGGGCTTCCTCAGTATCAGGAACTGACCCAGACCTATATTATAATGTAAATAAAAACTCGATATTCTTAGGAAATTCAACATCCACTAACTCCTCAGGAGGCACTGGCAGGTACTTTTGTCTTACTGTTAAATCTACTAAAGGTTTAACTAAGAAACAAGGTGTTATACCCGATTTAGACACTAAGTTCTCTGTGACTAATTATACAGGCAACTTAAGTAATAACGATGTACTTACAGGAGTTGATCTATTAAATAATGAAGGTCTTATACTACACTGGGATTTAGTTAATTCTCTTCATATGAACTATTATAGTAAAGTACATGATGCAGCAGCTATATCACAGTTAGGAGTAAAAGGTTTTAAAACTTGGCTTTCTGGTAGTAGTGGTTTTGCAGCCTTAGGTGACTTTACTCTTACTAATAATAGCTTTTCTATGACGGCAGCTAGCTCTACATCTTGGAATGGTAGCGGTGGTAAATACCTAGCCACTTGTATAAAAGAATCTCTAGGTTTTATGGATGTTATCACTTGGACAGGGGATGGTACAGCAAGACAGGAAATCCCCCATAGTTTAGGAAAAGAAGTAGCTTTACTTATAGTACAAGGTGTTGATGTAGGTGCCCCTAATAATGCTCAAATGTGGTTTAAGGGTATGCCAGCAGACTCAGTAATGACTTATACTTCTACCGTTACAGTAGGATCTATTTTTGCAGGTACAGCTCCAACTTCTACGGAAATTAGTGTAGGTAGTATAGGCGGTAACTTTGATATGAATAAGGATGGCACAGAGTATGTAGGTTATGTTTTTGCTGACGACCCTGCTGTAGGTATAACTGCTGGTAGTTACACAGCTTCTGGATTGGATGGTCAATTAGTAGATATAGAAAATAGACTTGGCCTTTTTATGTGTAGAAATTTCAATAATGGTCTAGGAGTAGTGAACACCTATAAAACTGGTACTAGCTCTAAGACTTTTCAGGTTGTTTCCCCTACTTCAGCCTATATATCTGGTATAGATATTGACGGAACTAAAATCAGAATACCAAGTCACAACTCATTTACCAATGATACAGGGGTAACTCATTATTGGTTTAACATAGCAAACCCAACACAATAAAACAACAGGAGATTTAAATGGGAGCTTCAAAAGGTAAGAACGGTAAGAAACCTACTGGAACTGGACGTAAAAGTAAGTAGTAAATAATAAAACTAAGGAGAAATATTAATGCTTACATTTGATATTATAATTTTTATTTATATGAATATAACATTAATATTTCTCCTAGATGCCAAGAAGGACACTGGTACTCTCGCTATTTTAATAGTTATCAGTAATTGGTGGCTATACTATAATGATATTAACTTTTGGGGTTTAGAATACTATATCTCAGAGGGCATTAGACATCAATTAACTGTGTTGGTAGTGCTGTATTTGACAGTAAAGAATAAGAAAGAAGGTGTTTACACAACTTATGCCTTTTTATATTGCTTCTTTATAATACAATATCTCTCAGGTGCTTTTAGTATATTGTCTAATATAGATTTAAATAGTGTTGCATTAATACTAAACGTGAGCGAGGTATTAATATTTACATATGCAGTTTTTGATAATAACAATAATAACAGCCCTACTAATGGGTAGTTTGGGAGCTACTCTAGCAGTAGTATACTATCATTTAAAAATAAAAAAGTTTAGGTATGCAGGAAAAAATAGATCAGATAGAAAAAGATATTGCTGGAGTAAAAAGTGAAATTAGCTCTTTCAAAGATGGTGTTACAACTACGCTAGATAAATTAGCAGATGCCACTCATGAACTAGCAATTGCAGTAAGTAACTCTAAAATTAGAGATGATGCTCTCAAGGACTATGTAGAGCAGAATCATAATTATCTATTAGAAAAACAAGCATCCTTCCAACTAACACTAGCAGAAATAACTAAAGAACAAAAAGATATTAAAGTTAAGATGAGTGATGTGACCACTAAACAAGCTCTTAATGACAGGAGTATTGGTGATGCACGTAAGATTTTCTTTGGTATTATAGGCTCAGTTATCACTGCTGGTGTCTTAATTTGGTTAGGATTAAAATAAGGCAACCAATGAAAAAATTAATAAGCGTATTCCTAGTATCCTTGTTGCTAATGACAGGATGCACCACAAATAAATATGATGCTGAAATAGCTAAAGCTCGTTTTGAGTATGGTAAGGTAGTAAATGCCCCTAAAAAGTTATTTGAGATTAAAGGTGAGATTAGGTGTACAGACGAACAGATAAATACAAATAACTGTGGTCTTGTAGTCTTTGATGTAAAACAACGTTATGTCAATGTAGAACCTCCTCAATCAGACAAGTATGCAGTCACTTTAGACTTCTTAGGTAAACTAGCTAGTCCTTTCTTCCAATTCCAAATTGCTAAGAATAATAATGAGCATGGTACATTAAGACAACTATCTAGTGACTCAATGTTTAAGGATATCTTCAATGGTATGGCAGAAATTAAAGGGTCTGGGGTCACAACTACAAACACATATACTGACTCCAATAATGACATGTCTCAACACTCTAGCATTCAGGACTCTAATAACAGCTCTGATACTTATAGTTATGATAGCTATAATACTACTAGCGGTGATACGGCTAATGAGAGCTATAATAGTTCATCTTCTTCAGAAAATACTAGTTCCAATTCAGAAACTAATACTCAAGGTGATACAACAACTACCACAACTGAAGTAACTAACGAAGCAGTTAATGGGGACAATGGAGACAATGTACCTCAAACCTAAATACTGAGGAGGTATTATGTTAGGTTTCCTATCCTCAGCTAAGACAGGAGCTATAGCTATATTATTAGTGCTTGCATTATCTGGTGTTAGCTATGGATTATATCAAAAAGCTGAAAAAGCAGAGAGTGCTTTAGTTTTTATGGAGGCTGAGAAAGCCTCTGTAGAGGCCGCGTTGAAGAGTTCTAATGAAGCTATAGTAAACCTCAACAATCGTATTAAAGAGGCTCAGAGAGCCGCTCAGGAACTCTCAGAGGCTAATACAAAACTCACTTCAGACTTTAATCAAAAGAAGTCAGAATTTGAGTCTCACATAGGTAGACTAGAGAATGCTTTCAGTAAACATCCAAAGTTAATGACTAAATTAGTTAATAGGTCTTTTGATAAGTTTATTGATGAAGTGAGCTGTAATTCGGGGGATAAGAATTCATGCAAAGATTAATAAAGTTTTCCTCCAGAGCCAAAAGGACTTGGCTCACTCTTTTATTTTGTATTTCATTAGGTGCTTGTTCATCAATGCCTATCGAAGTTCAAAACCCTTTTGTCCTCCCAGATACAGAGGATATTATTCATCATCCAGATTGGCCTGATCCAATTCCTCCTTTTATGAAAGGTAGAATTACAGAAGTTCAGTATGTAGATGAGGAGGGTAATGTTAAAACTATATTAGGTTTTACTCCAGATGATTCCCAACTATTTAGAATATGGGAAGAACAAAAAGAGTTGAGGACAAGGAAATTAGAAAAGATGCTCTGCTACTACAGGAAAGAACTGAGAGAAGAGAGATGCCCTCAAGATGAAAAAAGTAATTGAACACATACATCAACAACCTCTACATATAACATTAAAACAATATAGGCTTATATCTATAGCCGCTATAGTGTTCTCAGGGTGGTTTATGCTTGAAGTGTGGGAGTTTTATAAGTTACATGTAGGTAAACTATCAGAATATGAATTAGTAGCTTTATTTGGCTTCCTAGGAGCTTTATTAGGTACATTTAAGTTCAGCATAGATAATATAAAGGATAAACATGAGGACTAGAGATAAAATAAAAAGTTATTTCTGGAATATCTTGGTTTGGGGTACACAGTCTCTTAATGTAGTGACAGGTGGAGACCCAGACCAGACATTTAGTGGTAGAACGGGAATAATGTTCTTATTAGGTAAGAGATGGGCTAAGACTATTATGCCTGTAATAGATTGGATATTTAATAAAATAACTGGTGAGGAAGACCACTGTATAAATAGTATAGAGTGGGATAGAGTAAAAGAAGAAAACTTAGTTAAGATTAGGGGTGTACAAAGTGGCAAATATGATAGCAAGTAGAAGAAGAAGAAAGCACGACCAAGAACAAGAACAAATATCAACAGCTTGGGCTAAGTTAGCATCAGACCTTACTAGAGAGACTGATAGGTTAGTTCAATATGCTCCTTGGAAGAATGACCAATTCTTAGGAGGTAAAGACTTGGTAGATGCAGATGATATGTCATATATGAACCAAGAGGGTTTGGTGCTGTACCAAATATTGACACAGAATATGGCTAAAGTTCAAGAGGCTTTTGGTATAATTAATATGGAAGACTTAGTAGATATGAAAGCTAAGAATGATGCTTTTATCGCTAAGCACTCAGTAAATATTGATGAGTGGGATAAGAGATATAACTAATACAAATACTTGGAGGTTGGTATGAGCGCTGGTAAGATTTTAAATACCTCCCATGCCCTTTATGGAAATATAGTTAGAGCTTTATCTGGTGATGAGAAGCTACCTAAATTGGTAGCCTTAGCTGGAGGTTCTGATACTGCAAACCAAACAAAGCACCAAGTAGTTTCCGATGAAATAAGTGGTACAACTGGTTGGAATGCTCAACAAGGTATAGCTAGAAATGCTACTCATTGGTTTGCAATGAACACTGCAAGCCTAAAGAAGTACGACCTAACAGGTACTGAGGTAGAGAGTAACACTAGTCCTTATACTAGTTTACCTGCTGGTGTAGATCATATTGGATCGGGGTTTATTGATGATACTTATCTTTATGTCCCTGTAGTTAATTGGGACTCCCCTACACAGTCTTCTACAGATCAGTGTATAGTTAAATATCTAATTAGTGACTTATCCTATGACTCACATTTTGATATTTCAGCTCAGACTAATTGTAATGGATCTGCTGTAGCATTAAGCCCTGACGGTTTAGAATTATATGTAACGTCATTTTATAATACACTTGGGTCTGATCAAAGAAATACAGATATATACAGATTCAACAAAAGCACAGGAGCATTCATTGGTGTAATAACTATGAATGATGCCTGTGTAGGTATTCAGTCCTTAACACAGCACGATGGCGATTGGTTCTTAGGGTCTTACTATCAATCAGGTAGTGTCAATGAGATTTATAGATATGATAGTGATTGGAATTTAATAACACAGTTAGACCCTATACTATCTAGTATAGAGATGGAGGGAGTTACATCTTATGGTGGGGATTTAATATTCAACCACTATCAAGGGTCGCCTAGAACTATTAAATTAGATAACATGTACATTAGTACAGTAACCTCTAAATCCGATCCTCAGCAATACCTAACTAATAGTTTAATCTCTGATGATTGTACTGTTGTGATGAAGGTTTGGTTTCAATCCTTGGCTAACTTTAGGACAGTTTTTGATAACAATAATTTATCAAATGATTGGGAATCTTGGAGTGAAACGGATACCGATCTACATTTTAGAGTTGATAGTAGTCAAAGAGTTACTTACACAGGGTTAAATACTCAAGAATATTATATATTAGCTTTTTCTTGGAGCAAGCAAGGTTCTAACGTTACTATCAAACTAGGTGTTAACGGGACGTATGAAGATACTAATACTCTTGGTACTTGGGTAACACCCCCAGCAGGGGGATTATATGTTGGTGGTATAAACGCTAGTAATGACCAAGCTGATAATATATACAAAGATATTTTAGTATTTGACAAAGTTTTATCTGATGCTGAATTATCAGACGCCCATACTAATTTTGATAATTTCTATACAGTGGAATCCCCTCCTACAGGAGGAGACTACGCAACTACTATCACATTACCTACTATTACAGGTAGTCACTCAGATTTCCCTGTATTGTTAACTGCTGGTGATTTTCCAACTTTAGCTTTAGATGGAGCAAATGCTTTTACTAATGGTGGTGGAAATCTTATAGCGTATGAAGATAGTACTAAAGCTGTAAGACTACCAGTACATATATTTACTTTTGTAACTGGGGCTTCTCCAGAAGTATATATGAGGGTTAAAACCACAGCCCAAACTGGACAAACTATCTACTTAGTTGCAGATAGTACTCAAACAGTGCAACCAGCAGCAAGCAGTACTTATGGTAGTGAAGCAGTTTATAGTGTAGCTCAATATGCTTCTGTAGAGGGTTTAACAGATGAAACTGGTACTCAAACTCCAACCCAATCAGGTACAACTTTAGCAACTAACAGGTTAGGTATAACTGATTCTGCCAGACTATATAACAGTACAGACAATGATAATGTTGCAGTAGCTTTAGCAACTTCAAGAACCTATCCTTGTTATTTAACAGCTTGGGCTAAGATAAATACTAACTCTGAAACACGTATAATATGTATAGGTAATGGTGGAGTTACCTCCCATCAAGGCGTGATTGGTACTTGGTTCTCAGGAAGTCAAGCAGTAAGGTGGAGTGACACTAGTTCAGGTACTGAGGTTTATGCTGGTTCTTCTGGAGATAGAACTCAGGACGAATGGCGTAAGTACACAGTATACCATGAAAGTGATAGCAGTAGAAAACTTTATGTTAATGGTGTACACGTAGATTCAAATACAGCTACGTCTACTGATACAGAAACTATAAATAGGCTTACATTAGGTGTATCCCCAGATTCTACCCCTTTTGGTAGACAACCCCTAACTATATCAGATGCTTCGTTAGCTTATGCTAGTACATCAGATGACAGGGAATCAACGGTTTATGATAATGAAGTTAATACAGGGACTTGGACTACTAATGATGGTTGGAATCAGGAAGCAGCAGGTTTCTCCCCATTCTGGGCTAGACAAGCTAACGTTATGATAGGATATTTCTAAGAGGAAATAATGAGAAAAAATATATCAGGGCAAGTAGTAACAGCCCAACTAATAAACTCCTCTGACGGGAGTGATGTCGTAACAGGGACTACTACTGTATATGTCACTATTGATGGGGGCACTCAATCTGCTGGAGCAGGTACAGTAGCTCATGAAGGTAACGGTACTTGGAGTTATGCTCCAACTCAAGCAGAGACCAATGGTAATCATGTAGTATTTACATTTACTCATACGTCAGCTATTACTGCTGCTATTCAAGTGTATACTGTAAGTTTTGACCCCCACGATACTGCTGACTTAGGATTAACTAATTTAGACGCTGCTATTAGCACTAGAAGTACTTTTGATGCTACTAGTGATGCTGTAGCTAATGTAACTTTAGTAGCTACAACTACAAATGTCACTAATGATGTAGGTATAACTCAAGTAGGGGCTGATAAAGTTTGGGGTACAACTACAAGAGCAATAACTGATAAGGCTGGATTCACTATATCAGGAACTAAGACTACTCTAGATGCTCTTAATGATATAGCAGCTACAGATATAGTTAGTGCAGGAGCTATTAACACTCTAGCTGGTGCAGTTGTTAATGTAGACTTAGTGGATACTTGTACTACTAATACAGATATGCGCGGTACAGATAACGCTTTATTAGCATCAGGTTATACAGCTCCAGACAACTCTAGTATTACAGCTATATTAGCAGATACTAATGAGTTGCAACTTAATCAGGGGGATTGGGCTACAGCCACTGGATTTGCTACGGTAAACCCAGATAATGCTAGTATTACTGCTATCCTAGAAGATACAGGAACTACTATTCCTGCTCAAATAGCAGCTCTAAATGATTTTGATCCTGCAACAGATGCAGTAGCTACAGTAACTAACTTAACTAACTTACCTTCAATACCAACTAACTGGATAACAGCTTCTGGTATTGCAGCTAATGCTTTAGATAATAAGGGTAATTGGAATGTTGGCAAGACAGGCTATAGCCTTACTCAGACTTTCCCTACTAATTTTAGCTCTATGGCTATAGACGTTAGTGGTAATGTTAATTCATTTACACAGGGTTTCTTATCTACCACATTAACAGAAACTACAGCAGGACGTATCGCTGGTAACTTTGATGTATTCTTTGAGAATGCAGATGCAGTTACTACTAAAGTGGTAGATGACGTAGGAACAGCTATTAGTGGGGGTGGTGAGTTTACAGCTACTGAGAAGAACCAAATCAGATATAGATTAGGTATGGATGGAACTACTGCTGTTCCTACAGCTACTCCTGATTTATCTCAGAAAAGTGATATAACAGATTTAAATGATTTTAATCCTGCTACAGATACAGTAGCTCATGTTACATTAGTTGATACAACAACAACTAACACAGATATGAGAGGAACTGATTCTGCTTACACAGGTACTCCTCCTACAGTATCTCAAATAGTAGATGGTGTTTGGGATGAAGCTCAATCAGGACACACAACAGCAGGAACCTTTGGTTTCTACTTAGATAGTGAAGTTAGTGCTGCTGGAGGCGGTGGAGGTACTACCCCTGCTGATATCTGGTCATATGCTACTAGATCACTAACTGATAAAGCTGGTTTTAGTATTAGTGGTACTAAGACAACCTTAGATGACCTTAATGATTTTAATGCTGCTAGTGATGTAGTTGCTAATGTTACATTAGTAGATACTACAACTACCAATACTGACATGAGAGGTACAGACAATGCTCTGTTAGCTTCTAGTTACACCGCACCAGATAACTCTAGTATTACTGACATATTAGCAGATACTAATGAGTTACAGCTTAATCAAGGCAATTGGTTGACTGCTACAGGCTTTGCTACTGTTAATCCTGATAACGCGAGTATTGCAGCTATCTTAGAGGACACTAGTACTACTATACCTAATCAGATATCAGCATTGAATGATATTAGTGTTAGTGATGTATGGACTACTCAATTAGTAGAGAGTTATGCAGCAGATGGGGTTGCTCCTACAGCCACTCAAGCTATTCTAATGACTCAACAATTCTTAACTGACTTTGATATTACTGGAGTTAGTTATAATGTTAAGAGATTAGATGGAGCTACAGCAGCAGGAACATTTACCATTAATGATTCAGCTAATCCTACTTCAATCACTAGGAGTAGTTAATGTCTGTTAAATCTATAATCACTAGAGGTTTTGGTGCTGGTTTAGGAACAATAAAGGATATTATAACCAGAGGTTTTTCTTCTGGTTTGCCTCCTGTAGTTACTCCAATTGATTGGACAGCATTATCTATATGTCCTGAGGAGAGAGAATTAGTTTATCTTGAATCTAGGGAAAGTATTTATATAGAAGATAGGAGGAATTGTTAATGTTGTGGGATACTGTTGTAAAGACTACATCAACTCCAGTGATAATTAGAGTTAATGGAGTTAACCTACCTAGCATGGCGGATATAACTGTTAAGCTTGGTACAGAGACTTATACTAAAGTTTCTAATCCAGAAGTATTCTTATTAGATACGAATGATATAACTAAATTAGAACTACTTCTAGGAGACACAGCTTTAGCAGTAGGTAGTTACATACTACACTTATCTGTTACTGATGCTGATCATCCAGATGGTATATCACTTACTGATTGTATTTTAGGTGATATAGTAATTAAAGTTAGAGATGCTTGTTAATAGAGGAGGCTTTTAGCCTCCTTTTTTTTTATTAAAAATATTCATCTAATAATTTTTCATTATAACTCTTAACATCAAGGGAAGTCTTAATAATATCTACAAGCATTAAAATGCTATAAACTAAAGTACATAAAGCTCCTTCTAGGCTTTGAGGGCTAAGTAGTCCTATAGATATAAGAATAATATATAATACTGCCCATCCATATTGTTCTAGGTAGAATTTATGTAGAGCTAATGGAATAATGTAACTAATAGCACCTAGTAAGTAAGCTAACTTCATACTCTTCTTTTCATTTAAGTATTTCATTTCTAATTTTGTATTCATTTTAATTCTCCTCTAGTACAGGTCTGATGTTATCAAATACATCATATAACCTATGTCTGTGAATGTAATTGTTAGCCCCTTCAGCGTCTTTAAATCGTAAAGGTATACTATCCCCTACCTGAGTTAAGATCTCTTCTCTGAGACCTTCTGAGGAACTCTCAGAGTACATTATGATATACATTCATAGCCACCTATTATTTATAGCAAAATATAAGACATCTTGGTAATAACCTTTAGCCTTTTGAGTTTTACCCTCACTATCTTTATAATAGAAAGTAAAAGACCCATTATGATAAAAGTCTGTATTTGCAGTTTCCTCTACAAAAGACGCTACATCTAGACCTTTCTTAATCTTAAAATAATTTCTAAAAAGTTCTCTACCATTCATAATTATTACTCCTTACCTAGTTTAATTTTAGCTACCTCTTCTAGAAACCTTCTTGCTTCATAGCTTGTTTTGCTAACCCTATAAACACCTTTATCTATAATAAACCTATTGGGGTGCATGTAAGTAGCTTCTTTACAGTGTATAGTAGTCTCATCTTCTTTAAACACGTAGTAGCATACAGCATCTCTAACTTTCCTACCTGTTCTTATATCACAGTATACACTACCTACATTAAATGATTTAGTCTTATAATGTTCTGCACTATATGTTGTAGATGATAGTAGCAAACTAAATATAAGAAGTAAAGTTTTCATTAGTCTTTTCCTGTAAATTTTAAGAAATCTATTTTACCACTTTTAATATCTTCTACCATTAGACCAAAAGATTCCTCTCTGTAATTAGATTTTAATTGGCGATATAATTTAGCAGAGTCTTTCTCTTGCTTTAGTTTTGCAGTGACAGCAGTATTTCCATCTTCGATAGTAGCTTTGAATGCATATAAATTTCTAAGGTAACTAAGATCTAAGTGGTCACTTAAGGAAAGTGCACCGCATTCATTAGTATAAAGGAACTTTATAGTTAAACTCTTAGGTTGTTGATCTCCTGTCTTAAACTTGTAACCTAATTCTAACAAACCTAATTGAGCTATTTCTGAGTTCTTCATTACTGAATTAATGAATTTAGGCTGCTCTTGGTGCGGTACTAAGTCTTCCCAACCAACATAAACTTCATAACCTCCACCTCCTGATACATCAAATGCAGGCATAGGTGTACCATCATCATCTAAAAACTCTAAAATAGTTCCTATACTTACCCCAGAGTTGCTTAAACCACTAACAACCTCAAATTTATCACCTACTTTATAATCTGTACTTAAACTTCCATCCGCTAATTTATAACTCATAACCATTCTCCTCCTAATATTGTTAATACATGTGCTTTGACATATTTATCTATAAAACCTGTACCATCTACATTACCTTGATATACCATTAATACCTCTTCAAAGTGATCTTTATGTTTTAGTCTATAAGTACTGCCATTAGCTTTAAACTCAATTTTTGGATTGATGCTTTCCTCAGATAGCATTTCACAAAGCACTAACACATTATCACCTACATCAATACCATCTACATTTATATACTCTATAGAAGCAAAGAATTTATGACCTTTTGGTAAGTGTCTAAGATTAGCATCAAACATAAAAAAAAACCTCCTAGCAATGTAATTAAATTAATAATACAACATCACTAAGAGGTTTGCAAGTTTTATTTTGTATTTATTTTTATTGACAAGCTACACACTCGCCTTTAGAGGCTTCTACACCACGTTTACTATAACAATAATATAAACCATTAATATTTGGGTCTTCAAAAGCCTCTTGATGAACCTCCGCTATATAAGACTCATCCTCATCTGAGGAGAAGAAGAGGTTAAGAGACTGTCCTTGATCTAGAGTAGTTTGTCTTAAACTAGCTAACCTTAAAATAGCTTTTTGGTCTATTTCAAATGCGGTCTTAAATACTAGTTTTTCCTCATCAGATAACCAATTAACTTTCTGTACACTGCCTTTAGCATCAATAACTTCTTGTATATGTTCTTTAGTATAAATTCTCTTATCTTTCATCAACTTCAATAGTTGAGGGTTAAGTCTATCAACTTCTCCTGCTGCTGTAGTTTGTGTATATGTCATAGCAGGGTCAGGATTGATACCTTCACTAATACCCCCCATAATCAAAGCTGTTGATTTAGTAGGTGCTACTGCTCTAGTATGAGTATTCCTTACTCCATACCCTTCACACCACAGGGGTTCCCCTAAGTATTCAGCCATATCTTTTGACGCTCTCTCACTCTCTTGCTTTATATAAGAGAACACCTCGTTATTTAACATGTGAGCTTCAAAACTCTCAAAAGGTATTCCTCTACTTTGGAACAAAGTATGTAAACCGCAAGCACCTAAACCAAGCGCTCTACTTTCCTTGGTGAATCTAACAGCTTTTTCTAAACCTTTTATTTTACAACCTTTTTGTATAAAATCCTCAGCTACGCAATCTAAGAAAACGGTGGATTCATACACAGAATTTGTCCCTTTCCACTCGTCATATTTACTTAAATTTTTAGAACTTAATACACAAGTATAAGTATAATCAGGACTACTATGTAACATGATCTCGTTACAAAGCTGGGGAGCCTCTACTTTTAAACTTAAGTCCTTATACATTTTAGGTCTTTGTTTATTGGCTTTATCTTTAAAGAAGAAGTAACCTTTGCCTGTAACCATCTTAGTGAACAGAGCTTTCTGAAATCTCTCTATACAATCTTCATCTTCCTCATTGAGTTTATCTATAAAATTCTGAGGTACAATCCACCCTATATTAGCATCCTCTGGGTTCTGTTCAATAAAATTACATAACTCAAAGAAGTCAGGGTGATCTATTTCAATATAAGCTGCAAAGGCTCCTCTTCTAACTCCTCCTTGAGAGACATATTGCATATCTCCAACCAAGCCTTTAAATACGGGTTGAGTCCCACTAGACTTCCCTCCAACAGATATCCCTGCTCCTCGTTCTCTAATAGCAAAATACCCTGCTGTACCAAATCCATGTTTAGTTAATATAGCTGTTTCAAGTTTAGAGGAGTAAATATCATAGATACTATCTCCAATATACTGCCCAGAACAACTAACAGGTAAACCTCTGTTAGTACCCATATTAGCTAATATAGGGGTGGATACTGATAACCAACCTTTCCATAAAAGTTCAAAAAATACATCTGACCACAATTTACCCTCAGGGTGGGGCATTTTACCCTCTACATATTTAGCTGCTGTATCCGCGATACGTTTATATTGATCTCTTGGATTAGCTGCATCATATAAGTACCTTTCTTTAAAAAGTTGCCAACCCCCTGTTGTGAACCAATCTGGCATTTTATTTTGTTCTTGTAATTGTTTTCTTTCAGCAGAAAGTTCTTCATAAATCGTCTTAGCCACTAGGTTTTCTTCCTCCATATAAACTTAGATTCATCCCAATTCCTTTGGTACTCTCTACCAATACCACTAAAGAAATCATTAAATTGGTAGTTATTAATACCTTTATAAAACCATTCTGCAATAGGGTTATATTTAACATCATAAAGTCTGTTAAGCCCTAATTGCTGTAAACAAGTGTTGATACGACTATCTACAAAATGTTTCATCTGTATATCAGTAATGCCATCCATTTTACCTTTCTCAAAGATCATATCAATGATACGATATTCATGGTCCCTAACTATATCGCATAAACTGTACACCTCATGTTCAAACTCTAACTCCTCCTCCTCAGTATATTCTAGTTCTCTTTTAAGGTCTCTACATAAACTTGCACCGCCAATGCTGTGTAGATTTTCATCTGTAACTGACATATTAATGCCTCTACATATATTGGTTAGCTTATTTTTGCCATTACTTTGAAAGTGCTTTAGAAAAGCAAAGCTACTGTACAACACAGCGCCCTCTACGATACTGAAGGCGGCTAAAGATAATACATCGTCTTTACTACTAACCAGTTTATCAATAAAATCCATACGACCCTTAAGAGTCTCATCCTCTACATAAGAATTATAAAAATCTTCTGTAGCCAAACCTAATTCCTTATTAATCTCATTGTAGAAAGGTGCATGACTATTTAACTCTACATGGCCGAAAGCTGCTGCCATCCTTTGTATTTCGGGTTTAGGGAAGTTTCTCATAACCCTACCTAACCAATATTCATTACCTACAATTATTTCATATTTAGTGAAGAGTTTTAAAGCTGTCGTCACTCCATGTTTTTCACTTTCTGACATCTCAGTTAAAAGAGCTTGTTTATCTTTACTAACGTCTATTTCTTTCCAAGGCCAAAACACATCTAATTGTTGATCTGCTAAGGTTGCATATTCTGGGTATTCAAAAACATAAGCTGGTTGTGGTTTTTGAATATTAGGTTTTTTTATCAATTATTATTCTCCAAAAAAAAAAAGAGGTGTTAGATTTACCAAAACTCTCTTAAATTAATACTATTTATTATTCACTAGTAATAGTTAATAAACTACTTAATTCAATACAACTAATAATTAATCACTAGTAGTAGTGATTTAAATGTAGTTTTTATCAAACACTAAGTTTATCTCCTACATCTCTTGCTATACTACTTCGGAATAATTCTAGACATTCTTCAGAAGCATTACCACTATCACGCCAAACTTTATCAGAACGTTCAATTCCGCTCCAGCAAACTTTGTTTTCAACTTTTGTTTTATCTTTTGAGTCCCTGAATAGCCTTGTAAGCTGTTCAAATCCAAAATTGATATCAATACCTAGCTTATATAATAAAACCTCTAATTCTGCCTCTGAGGAGGTCTGAGGGTCTATCTCTGGGTAGTATTCTAGTATATCATCTAGTAATACTGTTTTAAAGGGTAATTTCATGTTTTATCCTCTGTAAGGGCTTTCCAAGATATAGGATATAGTGGTTGGATAGTATCTGCAACCATTTTAGCTAATTCTTGAATTTCTTTTTGTGCATGAGAGTCACTACGTTGTTTATAGAATCTAGCAAAAGCGCTTAAACTCCCTGTCCAATACCAATTAACCATACACCCTTGTGGTAGTACAAACCTTGCTTGTTCTTCTGCTACACCTTTATCTAATAAGTTCTTATACAACCGAATGTTATATTCCATACACACCTTATAGAGGTCTTGTATTTTATTGCTTTCAGGATGAGAGCCTCCCGATCCTTGCTTTTTATTATCACATGATTCCCTGAACTCTGGAATAAAGTACTCAGGTTCATAACTGACGTAGCGCCTACTTTCCTCATTTTCTGAAAAACCTACCTTATGTTTAAAAGCTTGCGTCCTAATAGGTATGGGGGCAGTCATACGTAAAGTAATAGAAGTATGTGAAAAAGGTGTCCAATGACGGTGTTTAGCCAAATAATTGATTAATTTTGTATTGTCTTCTACACTACGTACCTCCCCATCTTGAGCAAAAGAAACTCTAGCAGCTTTAACTACAGAAGTGTCGTCTCCCATATGGTCGATGTATACTACTTTCATTAAAACTTCTTACCTCCTTCTTTAGCACGATTTTCACGCTTATGATCTAGTCTATTTTTGTTATATTCCAATTTTTCTTCCATAGCGCCTAACACATCATACCCTTTACATTTACTATATAATAATATTGAATAAGTAAAGCTGCTATAGGCATTTAATATTTCTAAAGAATTTGAGTCATAAAACTTACCAGAGTCACTTATCTCATCCCCTATAGTACAGACTATGCTACTAAGAATTAGATGTACTTTACCTGCACTACTATTTTTAAAAGTAGAAATACAAGGTTTAAAAACCTCCTCTAAAGTAGCATCACTATGTAGGTTTTCATTTTCCCAACCACAACGGCCAGCTAAATCTAACATACGAATTAATGCATCAGCTAATTCAACCTCTTCCATTTTACGATGAGGGAGATGGTCATCTATAAGGTCTTTTCTAGCCCCCTCAGTAGCTTCCGCTATTTCTGTATTAACTAGCTGCAATGTCTGGTAGATACAACGATTCATATCATCCCACCAACCAGCTTCTTTATTTTGTTCAAATATCTCTTTTGATTTTTTATTAAAGTCCATCAATTTCCTCCTTACTCTTTTCATATTCTAACCAACGAGTTGCATAATCCGCTACCTTAGTTACTTCTAAGGTTATATTATCCTTCTTACCTAACCTCTCTAAGTATTTACCTATTGTAAATTTCATAGCCCCTCTAAATTCTTCCTCTGTAAAAGAATCAGCGCATTTATCAATCCAATCTAAACCATTAGGTTGTTTGTATCGTTCCTGTTTAGGGAATTTAAGAGTATTTTTAGTAGAATTAATATGTTCTGCTTCTGCTCTTAATTGTTCGATAGGACTTAAAATTATACCCAAAACTTTCTCCTCTTAATTAGTTGGTGGGTCTGACTAGATTCGAACTAGCTATCTCTCCGTTATGAGCGGATTGCTTATACCACTTAAGCTTCAGACCCTTGGCATCCCCAGTAGGACTCGAACCTACAACCTATTTCTTAGAAGGAAATTACTCTTTCCAATTGAGTTATGGAGATATTTAGTAGACAATGAATATTAACCTATTTTAGATACTCATGTCAATTGAGTTTTTAAATTATTTTAGTTTATTAGCGTCAATAATAGCTAAACATATAGCCCTATTTGGATTTTCATCAGTTATTGTTTTAGGGTGATTAATTATAAATTTACGAGCGCCATATTTAGTATTACCTATTATATGATTTTTACTATAGAAAGTAATATTATGTTTTAACATTAAATGAAAACATAAACCATCATCTGTCAAAGGATTAAATCTTTGTACATTAAAACTTTCACACTTGACAAAGAAATCTCTTTCCTCAACCCCCTCAAATAAAGCTTTTTCAAAACCCTCTATTTCAGCTATTCGCTTACAAATTTCAAAATCTGGTAAAGTTTCCATTAGTAACTCCTATTGTTTCTACGTCTATTTCGCTCTGTTGGGCTGAACCAAACAGCGACAATAACTATAATGATCAACAAATTTATCCAATCGCCAAATTCCATTGTCTTTGCTATCTGTTATCCTGCTTCATGCAGGATTTCGTTTAGCTTTTGGCGTAATTCTTTGCGCCACCAATATGCACCGTCACCGTCCTGTTTCGTCGGGAAATTGAAGTGACCGAGTGACCAAAGATGCAAGTCTTTTAGTCGCTGACAAGTCTCTTCTAATTTTTCAATTCTGATTGACGCGCTAGTTGCCAATTCGCTAACGCTTACATCACAACCAGTATCACGCCCATCTTCATCTTCAAATTGAATCTCCATTACGCCAGTTTCATACTGCTCTGGCTCTGAATTTGCTAGCTCGTTTAACAAGTAAACGACATTGTTTTTATTGATTCCCATGTCTTCCCTCTATCTGTTAATTTGGTTAGTAGGCGTATGACGGATTACGAGCCATCATAATCTCACAATAAGTTGAGCAATTCGGAGCTTCATAAGGGTTGTAATCCCAAACGATTTTTCCGCAGTTAGGGCAGTTGTGACGAGTCTTGCCAGATGTCTCACGTCGCTTTCTTGGTTTCTTGTATTTGATACCAGCACCAGTAACCATTTTTCTAATTGAAATATTCTGTTCTTGAAAGGTTCGTCTAGATTTCGAAATGAGATAAGCTTTTGACCAAATGTCAGTATCAAACCCGCATACAGATTTCGCATCTTCAAGGCTGAATACTGCCGCTTTGTCTAAGTCGTATGTTTGACCACCCATCATGACAAAGGCTATGTCGTTACCATTCCAACAGCCTTTGACTTGGACTATATATTCGCCGTTAGGGTCTTCCTGTTCGTCATTTTGGCTTACATACTGACAATCAACTGATCTAATAGATAATTCGTCTACAGCAGACTTTAAAAGGGGTAATGACTTAATGTCATAGCCAAGAGCTTTTTGACCTTCTTCAGCCGTATAAACCTGAAGGTTGTCTATGTCAGTTCCATAACCGTTTTCGTCTTTGTTATGAAACATCACGTTAGTACCACAATTGCCATGACGACAAACTAAGTAAAATTGATTTTCCATTTCCATTCCCCTTGCGTGTATCTGTTAATCTGAGTCTCTAATTCGACGAGATCGCTCTGCCTCATTCCAGAAATGATTTTTTAAAGACGGGTTTTTGCGCTCATTCCCATACCTTTGGGATAGGTTAGCTGCTTCGTTGTGTCTTCCGTTTCTTTGCAAGGATGCTACTTGCGCCATTTTTTCGGCCTCTGAATAAACTCTACCCATTTTGATTTCTCCTATCTGTTAAATTGTTAACCACAGTCTTTTTCTACAAGAGATAGGTGTGCATTTGAGTCAATGTTGTATACCACCATTTCATAAACTTCTTCTTCGTTGTCATACAGCAACGGTAAATCGTCGGGTAATCTTTCTAACTGCTTTTTAAGTTCACCGACTGTCCGCACTTTGGGGTGCGATTTTCCAGATACCTTTTCGTTGTAAAATTCGATTGGTACACTATCTCTAAAATTCATGACTCACCTATCTGTTATACCGTTACACGTAGAATTGAACGTGGGTCACACTCTACGAACATCGGCACATTAATTTTCAACTCAACCTTTTCGTTATTACCTTTAACAACGTAATAAGCACCGCTTTCTATCCAGCCAGACGAATGAATAACATGGCTAGCCCATTCTGGTATTGACTGACCTTTTAACAAAGACGAGTGCATTATGATTTGGTCGCCCCTGTCGTAATCAGCATCTTTAAAACAAGAAAACAAACCTCTCAATGCTTCTTCTTGAACTGATTTAAGCTTCTCGCTCATTTCTTCAATATCTTTAAACGTTAGTGGTTCCATGACTCACCTATCTGTTAAATTGTTTCAGAAATTTTTCTAACGTGGCATCTGGCAATGTATTCGGCATCTTCCTTCCTTGTATAAAAGTCGCCCATTTCATTGTTGAATTTAAACCGTTTCCAAGACGTCACCTTCCTATCAAGGGCGGCATAACTATCCAACTCTGCTCTGCGCAACCTAGCGACAACAATGCAATATCCACCACCATGATCAGCATAAAGGTTTAGCACTACGTATCTTTCAATTTCGACTTTCCCAAATCCCATTACAGGTTTATAAACAACAGTCCCGGGAGTTGCTGTTCGAACAACCCTATCTTCTTCCTTTGTCGTTTCCTCGCCAAGCATCCATATATCACTTTTCTTTACATCAAAATTTTCCATCTCGGTAACTCCTGTCTGTTAATTTGATTCAACACATTGCGGAATTTGTTTAAATTCCAAAACAAAGTGTTCGCCCGTTTTTAAATCGAATGCTATCGTCATTTGCGAATGGTCAATGGAGTCGGAAAAAGTCTTAACCTTAAGTGTTCGCTCTGATAAATCAGCCAACTTAAATATCTTTATTTTCGATGTATCAAACATAAATCCCTCGTTTTTCTCTCTGTTATATTGATGCATTAATAATAGCAAACTTATTAGGATAACACAACAATTATTTAAAATATTACCTAGAGCCTTTGAAATATAACGTTTGCAACAAAACTCTAGGAACTGGTAACTATAGTAGCAAAGAAATTATTCAAAAGCAATAGTATTTATTAAAATAATTTCTTTGGATGAAACAAAACTCAGTTATAGTACATTGTAAAATTTATAATCTTTGTGCGCCATACCTATCCTTTAGATACTCTAAATCAACAAACATAGGATTAAAACTACCGTTTTTAACATTATGTTGCATAACAACCCCTCTCCAATGATGATTCCCTTGATGCCCTTTATAGTCTTCGTTATGCTCATAATAAGCCCCTGCAATTATAGCCCATTGCTGCTTCCCTGATGCTGGTAAGAACCTTGTAGCAACATCTAAACATTGTTTATGTCCCATACAGAAGCTCTCTCCTACATTCTTAAGGACGTTCATAGCCATACCTCCATAAGGTCTTCCTGTCATAGGGTTTGCCATATAATGACAGTAACTTACCCCATTAACTATTACAGGTTTTAAGAAATCATAAACCTCCCATCCAAAATCTTTATACTTAAGATTATCATAATCAAGGAAACCTTGTAGTTCGGGGTTATCATTAACATGCCTCATAATCCTTTCTTCATGATTTCCTATAGTCATAACCATCTTAGGTTTATACAGAACCTCCCCTACTTCTTTCCTCTGTTGCTGTTGAAGGTCATAAAGAGGTTTAAGTAGTACATTCATACCCTCAATAGCTGCGTCAATATCTTTTTGTACTCTCTTACCCTCAGCTTTACCCTTCCCTTTGTCATAAGAACTCAAAGACTCCATATCAGCGTGGTCTCCAATATGGATAATAACCTCGGGCTGCTTCTCTGCTATATACTCTCCTAACCATTTTAAATAATCTAAAGATATATCTGGCTTACATTGTGTATCAGGTATCATTAAATGGGTAACGTTTGGTACTACTGTCTTACTAGTTTCAATACTATAAACATTAACTTTAGGGTTAAAGACTTCCAAATCAATAGCTTCATTTAATGATTTATCTCCCTGATTATCATTAACCCCTACTAAACCATTATTAATAGCCCTACGAACTTTATATTCTTGATTTGATTCTCCCCAAAGATCTCTTGCGATTTGTCTATTACTAATATTATCTGCTAATTTCTCAGCTATATAATCTAATTCTTTCTTTGTTAAATTCAAATTATTCTACCTCCGATATACCACTACATCCACCATCATAATACTGAAACACTCTTAATGTTGCGCCATCTACATAAGGCTGTAAACAATCCTCAATATAAATATCTTGTTCCCCTGTAAACACATTATCAAACTCTGATCTCACCTCATTTACTTCTTCAAATCCTAAACTAAAATCTAAATCACAATAAGTAGTTGCACCATCAACAAAGTAGTAATCTAGAAATACTTTATTATTAATCCAAGAAGCTTTAAATTTACCTTTAGGTTCAAAGTAAAATTCATCTTCACTTTCTGGTTTACCTAATAGCGGTTCTATAATACTAATAGCTTCTTCTACGGTTTCAGCTACCCCAAGTTGGTAACGCATTATAATATCTGTTCTAGTCTCACTCATTAATCTCTCCTTAATAACTTTTAACTCTGTTTGATTTATTCCAATGTAATTTATTATACCCACAACGACTAATTCTTTCTTCAGCTACATAACCTCTATGAAATTCTCCAGAGAAAGTTCCATAACGTCTTGTAACACGACCACCATTTTTATAGTGTTCTTGACCTTTATTAAATTCAGTCATTCTTACTAAGCTCCTCTAGTACCTGTTGACGTCTTTTCTTAGCGTTACTAGCGGGTGTTATACCTCTTTCTAGTAACCATTCTTTTTCATCCCCTTTACAGATATTTATTGTCTCCTTCTGGATTTTAGCTTCTTGATAAGATATGTTATGCTTTTCAGCGTAGCTTTTAATTTTGTGGGCTTCTTTAGTTACTAACTGTAAATTGTCACCCTCACAACGTAGACATAGATGTTCTACAAAAGGTAATAAATCTTCCCAATCATTTAAAGATACGTTCCCAACTTTATGGTCTATTTCTCCTTTGCTCTTACCTACCCATTCACCAGATAAAGCACAGAAAGCTCCTGTTTTAGCTCTAGTCTCAATGCCCTCTGGGGGAGGCTTACACACTTTATTCTTAAAGTCTAATTTAGGCGGATATAAGTTCCATACAGATTTACGTATAGCGCCTCTTAAGTACGTAAAGAAAGCTGACTTAGTTTTCCATATATGAGAGTATTTCTCCCAAGGTTCAATCATAATTACTCCATATAATGTGATGGCAATACTATCATTCGACCAGAGTGATAACTTGGTATTTTAGCCACTTTAGAGTTACCTTTACCTAAAACTAATATGTATACTCGATTAGTGCCGCTTACTTCTTCAAAGCCCTCTATAGTTCCTATATTTATAGGGTGATGCCTACTAGACCTACCATAAGCAATAACATCTCCTTCTTGTAGGAGGACTCCCCTCATGTCTTTAATTTTATCCATCAAGTTCGCCTTCTAATACTTGTTTCTCTGTGTCAAATATATAAGTAAGATTATCTCCGCAACCATTATCAGCATTAATAAAGTACAATCCTTGGTCAGTGGTACTTTGTTTTACCTCAGCACTACACTCCTCCCCATCAACTACCCACTTTACCTCGTCTTGATACAAAGACCAAGAATGCTCTCGCAAGTCCTCTACATACCACCACTTATGTAGGTCTGTAGTTTTCATATAGTCTAAAACGTCATTTATATTCAATTTTATATTCCTCTAATAACCATGTGAAGGTAGTTTGATCACTCTCAGAACGTTTCATATAAGCTAAGGTAAAATATTCATTAGCTAGTTCCAACCAATCTTTAGTTATTTCCTCTCCAGTGATACAATGATTGTAAGTTACAGGTTCTGGGTACATTTTCTTGTAAAGACTAACTGTAGCTTCTAAACCCTCTTTTAGATTTTTAGTGTCTTTTAAGTTTTTATATGCAACTATATCACCTACATTCATTTTACTTAGTTTACTTGGCTTATATGTATCAGCAGAATCTCCTGCGCTCATTTGCCATAGTAGCCAGCACATACCATAGCCCTTAACTTCCTCTTTACTGTCTAAGGACGGTTGATACATAAATACCCGTCCATAATCTTTAACTAAAAAAGGTTTTTTCATTTTATCATAATTATAAAACAACCCCTCTCCTTGTGCGGAGTCCTTGTCAGTACTAACCTGAACGGTAGTGCACCTCTTAGTCTTTAAATAGTCCTGATACCCTTTATGGGCTTCTATGACTAAATAATCATCTGCCTCTAGATTAGTTAAATCTTCATTTTCTTTAATTTCTATTGCATTGAATTTATCTTTTACATATTGCCTAGTTTCCTCTAGGTACAGAGGTTTAATTAAATCTTGACGCCCTTCCTTATACTTTTCTACTGTGGCTACTTTATGTCTAAAATTATCTCCTGAACCTAAATAAGCTTTGTAAGTAGAAGTCTTACAAGCATCTAATATTCTAGCTGTCATTTTATTAACAGAATTATAAATAAAACTAATATCATCTACTTTACGATCATCAACTATATCAAAGTCCTCTAAAGGAAATATTTCTTTTCCTTTTTCTTCTCGTTCTTTATTAGTCTTTGCTAACCACCCACCAGATTTTTTAGCATAATGTCCATAGAACTCAGTTCTAGTTTTAAACTGTTTTTTACTTCCACTAGGCTTATGAGTAACTATAATGAATCGTTTCTCTCCAGCAGAAGCAGCTTTAAAGCATATTAAGTCATAATCTATAACTGCTGTTACCTCATCATCATAAATTATGTCATCTTTTTTCTTATGTACATAAGGTTTTATTTTAGGCTTCTTAGGTTTAAAGCTCATACTCACTCCTCATAAGGTGCTATAAAATAATTAGCCCCTTGTTTAGTTTGCATAAAGGTTGCTGTGAAATAACCACCTCTCTTAATAGTTACTCCCTTAATTAATACTTGCTCAAGTAGACTATAAAAACCTGACATACTCATCATATACTTATAACCTTCAGTATCCTCTACATAGAAATTTGCAGCACTCCTACCTCGACCATAACCTGCTAGTTTAACTGTTAGCTTATCTGTGTAGTGTTTACCTCCTTCACTACATGGAGTGCTATTATATCTTCTACCAGCTTCTTTATCTAAATGATAGTCCCCTTGATACCCTGTGTACCACCTTAAAGAGCTTTTTAATATAATTGGTTTCCACTTACGATTATCTAACTTACTCATATACCTACCCCTTAACAGTATCTTTTATATCTATTACGTCAGCTTGAATACCTGCGATAAAACCTAATAATAGAATAATATCATCCTCTTTAACATCAAACCCTGTTAACCTTCCCGTAAGGGTTACAATATATACAATAATAAAACAAATAGAGCATATATTTAGTATAAGAGATAACATAACTTACTCCCCATAAACCTGTTCATTAAGCTCTTCAATGTTATTATATTCCTCAATAGTAACATCATATTTGTCTTTATGAATCAACATAGCCAATTTCTTAATTCGATCAGCTTCCTCTTTACCATACTTAGTTTTGAGGTATTCCATAATACTTTTAATCTGCTCTGCTGCTACTTCCTGATTACCAAATTGGATTTGTAATTCATCAATAGCATTTGCTACATCTTTTGTATCTAATTCTACTTCTGTCATTTGTTTCTCCTTTAATACTAATAGAACCTCTCAGAGCCATTCTAAGAGGTCTAATTATTAAACCTACCCTATCATATCACTGATGATAGAAAACCTCACTACGGAGCTTCTAGACCCCTAGAATAACTCCTCTGGCTGTTCTTCAAAAGGATTATCATCAGTCTCTTCTACTTTCTCCACTTTTTTAGCCTTCGCAGGAGCTTTTTTCTTTTTATTTTCCTCTTGACTCGGTGCATCATCTTCCTTTTCAGCTTTAGATTTATTAGCAGCTTCTAATACTTCTTGCATCTTACTACCTTCATAGTTAGTTGCTTTCTTAATCTTCTTAATAACATCACCACGTAAGAATTTAACCACTTCAGGAGTTATATTATCAAATGTAATAACTAAAGGTTTTGTCTTAAGAGGTTTAACATTAAGAGCCACTTCATCACTATCTGGGTCACTAGGGTCAGACGGAACCATAGGAACTTCTGAACACCCTTTGTAGTTGATGTAGGTATTATCTTTACGTTCATCTTTCTTAACAGTAACCATCAAAGGCTTATCTAGTAACTGAGTCACATCCATATTATCATCACCACTACCAGAAACAATCTGAGTCTGTTTAGTGGCATTAGCTAATTTAGTTAATACTGAATTAGAGTGGAATGTAAATCCTTTATCTTTTAGGATGCTACCATCTTTATCAAAACTATAACAACCACTAAAAGAAATACCTTTGATATCCCCCATAAATGATGAATTCACCATTAAGCGATAAGGTTGCTTACCAATATCTTCTCCATGATCTACTACATCACTAGTTAAGTCTACAAAGACTGCAATTTGATCATTAGGGGCTTGTTCTTTAAAGAATACTTTCTTATCATCCACTTCATCTACCCAGCCTACACCATCTTTAATAGCTTCCTCTTGAGCTGGTGTTTCTTTATAGTCTTCAGTAAAAGGTTCTCTTTCCTGTGTTCCTAAATCTACAATAAGACTAACTCTAGACGGACGCGATCCACCCTTCACATTTTGGTTGATTGCATTATAATCAATTGTTGACCCTGTATTCTCATTTACTGATTTTGGTTTAAAAGCCATTTATATATTCTCCTATTTTAATTTTTCGTTTAATTTTGAAACACTAACACTTGGTAAATTAATTTTACTAGGGTTAGAAATATTTTGAGGTAAATAATCCTCTACTTCAGGCCATTGTTCTAGTAGTTGCCCTGTAGTATTTACACCCTCTAGTACTTGACTAACCCCCTCCTCATAAGATTTTTTATCTTTTACTAAACCTTTAATAATATTATTAAATTCATCAATCTTATTCTTAATTGCTATAAAATCTAACCATAGCGGGTCGTCTTCACTTAATACATACTCTACTTTAGACTGTTTGGTAGAAATCTTGTAGTCATACCCTTTATTCTCATCATATTTAAAGTATAACTGCACCACAGATTGATTAGGATACTGTACTTTAATATGATTAGAGGTGTTTACCATATCTATAGGGATATTAATACTATACTTCCCATAAACTTTTTTATGGATTTTTTCTGCTAAGTCTACTTTTAAGTCTACTGAAGTAGGTAACTCACTTTCTGGTAAGGGGTTAGCTTCTTCATATTTATTCATAATACTTTTAAGAATACTATCACGTAAGCTCTTATTCAGTCTTAAAGATTTAGTCATTATTACCTCCTTTATTAATTGTACTAACTTGAAAGCGATTCACAAGATTCATAATCTTAGCATAACCTTTAAGTAATTTCAACTTATGTTTTTCATCGTCAATCTTATCACTACGATCATTAATTAAACTTAAGTACAAAGTTTGAATTCGTACTCCCTCCATTTCATTATAGAAATCTTGTACTGTATTATTTACCATCTCAATTACTCTCCTTTTAATTTACTAATTTGTTCTTTAGCTTGGTTTATTGTAGCTTCTAGTTCCTCAATTTGCAAGTCTTTTTCAGACTTTTCTTGACGCTTCCATAATAAAATATTTTTATCTTTATCATACTCACGTACAAAGTTATAAGGGTGTGCTTGTAGATACACCTCCATAATATCATGTTCAGTTACATCTTCATATCCCCGTGTATACTTATTAAACTTCAAACAAGATAGGTACTTTTCTAGGTCTAACCAATAAACTTCTTGGTTTAGTGAAACTAGCACTGCCTCACTATGATAGTTACTAGTCTGATAAACTGACTCAGAACCTCTAAAAACTACATACTCCTGCCTATTACGCAGTACTACTAAATGTCCTGTTTTTAAATCATCTTTTGTAAACTCTTTAGCCTTTTCCATATTAATTAACCTCCTTAAGGTTTGCTACTGCAATTTCAAATTCTTCTTTATCATATAATTTACCAGCAATACTAATTGTTTCTCTAGGTTTAATTTCTTCTAAATTAGATTGTAAACTTAGAGGGTTATTCATACCATACTCACCCTCTTTTCCAAAAACACCTAAATTAAAATTACACCTGTAAGTATGCCCTTCAGAGTTACAAGACATGCCTACATAGGATTTATAGGTAGGGTCATGGTAATCCTCCTCACTAAGATTTTTAATAATACGTACAAAACCTTTACCACACTTATATACACCACCTTCTACAATTTCCATATTAATCTCCTTAATAATAAAATTTAAATTTATTTAGTTCTTCATCTCTAATTTCTTCTAGAGCCTCTTTAAATGCCTTAATACTAGATAATAGATTATTAACCTTTTTAATTCTCTTGTCAAGGTCTTTTAAGTTTTCACAATCAAAGTCTAGTGTAATTGTTTTATAGCAATCTGCTATATTT